AACTGGAACAGCCCCTCAGCCAGGAGAACAGGGCTTCTCAGGTAATACTGGTCAACAACAGATACAATGAAACTAGTAGTGAATAATACTTTAAAACCTTTCGTAAACAATCCAGAGTTGTATAATCCGTTTCTGGAAGAGATAGTTAACAGAATAGATAAAGTTCATAAACGTCTTGAGCAAATCAGTGAAGTAGAAGAACTGTATCGTGCTCAGGGCGAAATACGTGTGCTTAGAGCGATGTTAAGACTTCGGGAAGATATTAATGGCTAATATAGAAAAACAAATGGAGATGTTTGGCTATACTGCCGAAGAAGCAAAACAAGAAGCTGATAGACTTGCAGCTGATGTAAACACAGATTTAACTTTTAAAGAGGCTGCAACAACTGTAGGTAGTATGTTACCAGGTGTAGGCACTGCCATGACTGTTGCAGAAATAGAAGATGAACTAAAACAAGAAAATCCTAATTATGGTAAGATAGCTTTACTTGGTGGAGCAGAGATAGTTGGTCTTGTTCCTGGACTTGGCACTGCAGCAAAGTCTGGATTAAGAGCTGCAGCAAAAAGACTAGGTGTAGACAAATTAATAAAAGCCATAGACGCACCTAAACCAGAAGAAGCTGTTAAACTTGAGGCAGGATTTACTGGAACTAATCCACCTACATATGAACCAAGAGTAGATGTAAAACCAAAACTAACTGCAGATGAAATTTTTTTTAGAAAACCAATCATGCAATTTGTTAGATCTTTAGATGTACCTGAAAAAGGTATACTAGGTTCTAATTTTTCAAAACTTGTAGAAAAAAATCCTTCAATCTCACCTACCTCTTTGCAAAAACAATTAATAAATCCTAAAAAAAGATATTCTAAAAAAGAGCTAGAAGATATATTTAAGTCAAATGAATTTTCTACTGCAGCTATGCCAAAAAAATCGCCATATAAATCTTATCGACAAAATCAAAGACAGCATCAAGTTGGATTTAGGGGTGGATCAGAACAAGAGTATTTTGAAATACCAATAAAATCTTTTACATCAGATGCTAACATAGCATTCAAGTCAAAAGCTTTTCGTAAACTTCAGAAAGAAAGAAAAAAAGGTAAACCTGAATTACTTGAATTTAAACCAAAAAAAGATACACATTTTGGAGAACGTTCTATAGCACATCTTAGGGGTTCTATTATAAATCCTCGTTATCATCGAAATATAGAATCTATTGTAGATTTAACATCTACTCACCCAGAATTTGATAAGATAATAAAAAATGAAAATTTTTTACTTGTTGAAGAACTGCAAAGTAACCTTGTTTCAGGTGGATTTTTAGAATCAAAACCTCCATTTACAGAGTATGGTCCACCGCCTATTACTAAAAATAAACAAGCTGTAGAAGAATTAATTAAAGTTGCTATAGGTAAAGCAGCGAATGAGAATGTAAATTATATTGTTTTTCCAAACGTAACTAGAATAAAACTTGCAAGGGAAAAAATATTTAATCCAAATGACAAAGGGGATTTATTCTATCAAACCTATTTTAAACAGGTGAATTCAGCTCTTTCAGATTTAGAAAAAAATTATCCTGTTAAAATATACAATAATGTTAATCTACCGTATGACGATAATGCATTTATGCAAACAATAGCATCTACTGGACCAGATATACCCAATACCTACTTAGAAACAATACGACTTGGTAAGAGCTATCGTACACCAGATGAAATAAATGAAATTATAGATTCAAGCGGTACAGTGTTAGATATAAGCGAACTAGTAAAAAAATTTAAAGTAGAAGAACCGAGACAATTTGCCGAAGGAGGCACAGTAATGGAGCCAGAACCAAAACCAGAAACCAGACCTTTTCCTGATGTTAAACCACAGGAAAAACCTGAACGTCAAGCTGGAGTATACAAAGAAGAATATGACTTTGAAGGAATGCCAGTAGAAATTCCTGTTATTATATTTAAAGATGGGGAAAAAATTGCTTTTGAAAAAGCTCTTCAAACAATATCTGAGAGAGGCACTGCAAACGAACCTATTGTAGGCACAGATACTGAAGATCAGGTAAAAGAATTTATTAAAGAGAGAAATCCTACAAGAGAAGAGTTTGAAACCTATTGGTACAATAAAAGACTAAACAAGGGTGGATCAGTGGAAGATCAAATGGAAATGGCTTTTATGGATGAGGGTGGCCTAACAGATGATGGTATGGATAAAGATCCAGTATCAGGTAATGAAGTGCCTTCAGGTTCTATGGCAGAAGAAGTACGAGACGATATACCTGCACAGTTATCTGAGGGTGAATATGTAGTTCCTGCTGACGTTGTAAGATATTATGGTGTAAAGTTCTTTGAAGATCTACGAGATCAAGCTAAGATGGGTCTAGCTCAAATGGAAGCTGATGGTCGTATAGGTGGTGAGCCAGTTCCTGATGGTGGCCCTGTAAATCAAGACGACTTGTCTCCACAGGAAATGCAAGCTATACGAGAGGTAATGGGTATGGCTGAAGGTGGTGATGTACAGAATCCTTATATGCAACAGCAGTTACTGTACAGTCAGCCAAGACCTGCTCCTATAGACGATCAAAAAGATACGATTGTGGATATTACTAATCCTGTACAAAACCAGATGCCAGTTCAAAATATGGCTGCAGGTGGTCAGATACAAGGATATCAAACTGGTGGACTTGAGCAAGATTTTCTTAACACAGGTCAATCAGCAGTAAACAGAGGCTTTGTGGGATTTCCATTAGGTGCTACAATCTTTCCATCTGAAAAAACTGGTCAAACAGTATTGGGACCAGCTGGAACTCAAGTGGCTACAACTGGTGCTATTAACACAGCAGCAACTCAATCTCCAACTTTTACTACCGTAACTCTTTACGGACCTAACGGTGAGATAGTTGTTTTAACTCTACCAACAGACATAGATCGTTATAATAAACTACTTGCTGAAGGTTACACAACTACAATGCCTGGCACTGCTACAACCACCACTGATACTACCACTGATACTACTACTGATACTACTACTGATACAAAAGCTGTAAAAGGTGGTAAAGATGATCCCATAAAAGAAACAATAGGATCAGATCCAAGTAGTTGGATGGACAAGTTTGATTATAAAGATCTTAATAATTTAGTTGATCAAACAAAGAACTCACTTACAAAATCTCCTATGTTTGGTGCAGACTCTGCACTAGGGGCATTTATGAACGGAACAACAGCAGCACAAGCTGCAGCTAATATTATTATATTAAAGGCTAACGGAGGCGATCCAGATTTTCCAGGGTCTAGACCTGAACTAGTTTCTGCAGTGCAAGACTTAGAACAACGTTGGAAGCAATATGTTGATAATGATATCCTACTAAAAAATATGCCTGAACAATTTATCAACGGTGATAAACTAGCAAAAGAAATTGTAGAAAATAACATAGACGTAGCTTTATTTAAAGAATCTAAAGATGTATTTGGTAAAAATATATTTGCAGAAGGCACAGATGAATTTGAACAATTTGTTAAAAAGGTTGGACCTAAAGGTAGAGGTTCAGAGGGTGCAGCGGAAGCTTTTGCAAGAGTTAGAGAAAGAACAAAAGCAGCAGGTGTAACACCAACAGGAGCACCTCCACCGAGACCTGAAACAGTTTATGATCCTGCAACTGATAAAACAATTGTAAAATCAGGAACTCCAAAAGCTCCACCAGTAAAAACTCAAGCACAGAAAGATGCAGATGCTAAAGCTGCTGTGGATGACTGGGTAAAAGCAACTCAAGCTACAAAAGGTAAAAAAGGAATTGCTAGACATAAAGCAATAAAAGCTCAATCAGAAGCAAGTAAAAGAGCTACAAAAGCTATCAGAGAAAAAACAGGATACAGAGGTTTTACAAGATCAAAAGGTGGACTAATGTCCAAGGGCAAATAACTATAAGGCTACTCAGCTTCGGCTGACCCCAACATAAAAAGGAGAAAAATATGCCTGAACTAACAGCAGTAGAAAAACCAAAAACAGCAGGGTTTGTTGATAGAGGTTACAACTACGAGAAAAAGCGTAAGCGAATGGAAGCCGAAGAAGAGGAGATTCGTAAACTTGAAGCTGAAGCACGTGGAGAAACAACAACCAACGAAGAACAGCAACCAGAAGAAGAAGCTCCCGAAGAAAAAAAGGCCGATACAGAAGTTAAAGAAGAAACGCTATCTGCTGAAGAAAAATCGTTTAAGAAACGCTATGGTGATTTAAGACGCCATATGCAAGAAAAAGAAAAGGAGTGGGACGAGAAGTTTCAAGCCTTTGAAGAACGATTAAAGAAAGAGGCTATTGTTCCACCTAAGTCTGATGAAGATATAGAAGAGTGGTCTAAAGAGTATCCAGATGTGGCAGGTATTGTAGAAACTATTGCTGCAAAGATAGCTCAAAAGAAGTTTGATGAAGCTAATCAAGAACTAAAAGACTTGAAGAAAGTACAATCAGAAGCTCAAAGAGCTAAAGCAGAAAGTACAATACGTAAATCACATGAGGACTTTGATGATCTACGTGCATCAGATGAGTTTCATAACTGGGTTGATGAACAACCTAAGTGGGTGCAAGATGCACTGTATGAGAACTCAGATGATCCAGCTTCTGTAGTTCGTGTTATAGATCTTTATAAAGTAGATAAAGGTCTCACAAAAACTGCAAAGAAAGCAAAAGCAAAAGATGCAGCTTCTACTGTAACTAAACGTAGTAAAACAGAGATAGATGTAGAAGATGCAAATGACGTAATTCGTGAGTCAGAGGTTGCTAAAATGTCCGACAAGGAGTTTGAAGCAAATTCTGATGATATTAACAAAGCTATCCGTTCGGGTAAGTTTGTTTACGATATATCTGGTAAAGCCAGATAACTGTTGACAAATTAAAATTCAGCAGTATAACTATGGGTATGTTGACAAAAGCCTCTTTTTGACTACCTTTTGTCGCACCCAAATCTACAAAAAGTCTAAACTAAGAAGAACTACCTGGACAAGTATAGGCCCAGTGGTATTAGGTAGCGCAACCTAATATTAACTGCACCCTAGAAAACGTACAGCCCCTTTTAGATGTTTAAGCTTAATTCAAGCCAAATATCAGGAGGATTTAATTATGGCTTTTCAAACCGCATCGGGTTACGGTAATTTACCTAATGGTAATTTTAGTCCCGTAATCTATTCCAAGAAGGTACAGCTTGCGTTCCGTAAAGCTGCTACCGTGGGGGATATCACCAATTCAGATTACTTTGGTGAAATTGCCTCACAAGGCGACACAGTTCGCATAATCAAAGAACCTGAAATCTCAGTTCAAGCTTATGCACGTGGCACAACAGTCACAGCACAAGATCTTGACGATGAAGATTTTAATCTAGTAGTGGATAAAGCTAACTACTTTGCGTTCAAAATGGACGATATCGAAGAAGCTCATTCACACGTAAACTTCATGGATCTTGCAACAGATCGTGCAGCTTACAGACTAGCTGATCAATACGACCAAGAAGTTCTTGGTTACTTGTCAGGTTTTAAGCAATCTTCTCTGCATGCACAAGCAGACACAGTTAATGACAGTGTAAACGGTTCAAAAGCTGTGACTACCGCAGGTTCAGACGAATTGCTTACAAGCATGAAGCTACGTAAAGATTCATTTGGTAACATTACAACGTCATCTGCAGGGGATCATTCAATTCCTGTAGTGGCACGTTTACCAGGTGCAACTGCTTTACCAACAGCTACAGTTTCACCTGCAATGATTATTGCAAGAATGAAACGATTGCTTGATCAACAACAAGTTGATACACAAGGACGTTGGCTCGTAATTGACCCAGTGTTCATGGAAATCTTATCAGACGAAGATAGCCGCTTCATGAATGGAGACTACGGTGAGTCTGGTGGACTTCGTAACGGTCTTGTAATCAACAACTTTCACGGCTTCCGTATGTACGTGTCCTCAAACCTACCTGCTGTAGGTACAGGCCCAGGTACATCAGGATCAGCAAACCAAAATGCTAACTTTGGTGTGATTGTTGCTGGACATGATTCTGCTGTAGCAACTGCAGAGCAGATCAACAAGACAGAAACATATCGTGACCCTGACAGCTTTGCTGACATTGTCCGTGGTATGCATCTATATGGCAGAAAGATTCTTCGTCCAGAAGCAATCTGTACTGCTAAATACAACGCAGCGTAAGAAGGGAGATTGAACAATGGCTACTATTTCAATGAGCACGAACTCAGCCTCTACTTCCAACAATGGCGGTACTGGCAACAAGCAGCTTCGTGGCAGCTTAGTTACTTTACAAAATGATATAGATCTTGCAGATGCTATATTACAAAACGGTGGTACTGCACTAGCAGCCAATGATATCATTGAGGCTATTGCTGTTCCTGCCAACACTTTGATACTACATGCAGGTTTTGAAGTTGTAACTGCAATGGCAGGTACTACTACAGACTCTTCAATTCACGTTGGTATCACAGGAACAGACGTAGACATTTTTGCTACGGCATTTGACTTAGATGGTGCATCAGTAGGAGATCACACTCCTGCTATTACATCTTCAGGTGTATGTTCTAACTTACCAGTGTTTACTGCATCAGCAGACACTATTGACGTAGAAATTCATGCGTCAGGTGGAACTATAACTGGTGGTATTATTCGTGTATACGCTGTATGCGTAATGATGGATGACATAACACAGTCTACATCTGCTAATGAAGTAGATCGTGATCTACTAGCATAAAGCAACTTTAGGGGCTGACTTAGGTTGGCCCCTTTAGCTTACTTAAGGAAAAATTATGGCTCTAACATTTCTTTCGTTAACTAACGATGTAATTACAAGAATGAACGAAGTAACACTTACTTCTACTACTTTTGCTAATGCTAGGGGTGTTCAGGTACAGTGTCAAAATGCTGTTAATGAGGCCATCAGATATATAAATCAAAGAGAGTTTGGTTATTCTTTTAACCATGCACAGAATAGCTCTACTTTGACTCCAGGTGTTTGTAGATATACTGCACCAACAGATACTAAATCAATAGACTATGCTACTGCTAGAATTAAAAAAGATGATGACGTTAATGCTGCAGGAAACAATTTAGTACTTCTTAACTATAACGAGTATATAGAAAAAGGTTATCCTAATGAGGAAGATGATGTTGTAACAACAACCGTCAACGCAGCAGATGGGTTGTCTGCATCCGTAACAACGATAACTGTTGCATCCACAACAGACTTTAGTTCAACAGGAACTCTGTACATAGGTGGAGAACAAATAACTTATACAGGTATATCAGGTAACGATTTTACAGGATGTACCAGAGGTGCAAATAGTACCACAGCAGCAACAATAGCAAACGGTACAACCGTAACACAGTTTGACGGTGGTGGTGTACCTAGAAACATAGTCAGAACTCCTGACAATAACTACTTACTATACCCTTATCCAGATAAACAATACACACTTATTTTTGATTACTTTACATTTCCATCTGATCTATCAGCACATGGAGATACTACAAGTATTCCTGATAGATTTGCACCTGTAATTGTAGATGGTGCTGCTGCTTTTGTTTATCAATATAGAGGTGAAATACAACAGTATCAATTAAACTTTGCTAGGTTTGAGCAAGGCATCAAGAATATGCAAAGTCTACTTATCAACAAGTATGAGTATGTACGATCCACAGTCATCATTGCCCCTAGAGGTTCAGCTAACTTTATGGGTGGAGTTATTTCCTAATGCCAGATCTATCTCAAGCTCAACCTGCAGCATTTAACTGTGAGGGTGGCTTAGTTTTAAATCGTTCTACGTTTCTAATGCAACCTGGTGAGGCATTAGAATTAGAAAACTTTGAGCCTGACATTGAGGGTGGTTATAGAAGAATAAATGGTTTTCGTAAATACGTAAATCAACAAGTACCTCAAACTTCTGACTCTGGTGAAAAAATATTAATGGTTGCTAACTTTGCAGACAAAGTATTAGCAGCTAGAGGTGAAAAGATATTTAGTTCTGCATCTACTGAGCTTGCAACTAAGATTGTTTCTAGCACAGGTATGACAGGATCTGGAACTATATCTGTAGATTCTACAACAGGCTTTTCCTCTAGTGGAACGTTACAGATTAACGATGAGTTGTTTACTTATACTGGTGTTACCTCTACTAGTTTTACAGGTGTAACTCGTGCTGCTACTGGTACAACTGCTGCTAACCATGCTATTGATGATGTAGTGTCAGAGTCTTGGACTGAAAGAGATACTGGCAGAACAAGTGCAGGTAAATATAGTTTTGAGAGATATAACTTTGATGGTAACGAAAAGATTATAGTTGTAGATGGTACGAATGCCCCAACTATATTTAATTCTTCTTTATCGGCAACAGATGTTAGTGAGAGTTCTGTAGCAGGTTCTACAATAGTAGTAGCTTTTAAAGAACATATGTTTTATGCAGGTAAGTCTAGCACACCACAAACATTAGTATTTAGTGAACCTTTTGATGAGGATGGTTTTCAATCTGCTGACGGTGCAGGAACTATCAAAGTAGATGATAACATTGTCGGACTAAAAGTATTTAGGGATTCTTTATTTATATTCTGTGAAAATAGAATATTTAAAATGACAGGATCTAGTCTTAGTAACTTTGCCATACAACCAGTTACCAGAGATATTGGTTGTGTAAATAGAGATACTATACAGGAATTTGCAGGTGATCTGTTATTCCTTGGTCCTGATGGACTCAGAACTGTTGCTGCTACTGCAAGGATTGGTGATACGGCTCTTGGTGCTATTACACAAAACGTGCAATCTATATTTGATGCTAACATTAAAGACTCTACAGTTTTTGACAGTGTAGTTATCCCAGACAAAACACAGTACAGAATATTCTTTTCAAAAGCAGGACAAGGTGAAAACTTAACTAGAGGAATTGTTTGTGTTAGAAGGGCAGATAAGTTTGAGTTTTCTGAAATACGTGGAATAAAACCTGCAGCTACAGATGCCCTAGTTGTTGATGGTGATGTAAGAGTTATACATGGTGATTTCTCAGGATTTGTTCACAGACAAGAAGCAGGTAACACCTTTGATGGTACAGCAATATTAGCAAGATACAGAAGTCCTGATTTAAGTTTTGGAGACACTGGTGTTAGAAAACACATGCAAAGAGTTATCCTTAACTTTAAACCTGAGTCAGCAATAGATGCAGATTTATTTGTTCGTTACGACAACGAAGCATCTGACTCTGCAAGACCTGCAGCATATCCCCTAGACAGTTCTCAGGTTGCAGCACAGTTTGGTTCTGCAACTTTTAGTACAACTAGTAGTGCTGCACAATTTGTTTTTGGTGGGCCTTCACAGCCACTTGTAAGACAGTCAGTAGAGGGATCAGGTTTTTCTGTAGCATTAAGAATTAAAGATGGTGGAGAGACAGCACCATATTCCCTAAAAGGGTTTCAATTAGAATATTTAGTAGGAGCAAGACGTTAGATGGGTAATACATACACGAGACAATCTAGTTTTACAGACGGTGATGTTATTACTGCCGATCTGTTTAACAACGAATATGATCAACTTTTAGCTGCCTTTGCAGCAAGCACAGGACACACCCACGATGGCACTGCTGCAGAAGGTGGTCCTATTACTAAACTGTTAGGCACAGGTATTACCATTGGTGATGGCACAGCAGGTACAGATATTACTGTAACCTTTGATGGTGAGACTAATGATGGTGAACTTAAATGGATGGAAGATGAGGACTACTTTGAGTTCTCTGATGATATTCTTATAGCATCTGATGAAAAGATACAGTTTCGTGACACAGCTATATTTATAAACTCCAGTGCTGATGGTCAACTTGATCTTGTTGCAGATACAGAAATACAGATTGCTGCTACTACTGTCGATATAAATGGTAACGTAGATGTGTCAGGAACACTTACCGTTGCAGGTGCTGTAGACTTTGGTGATGCTGCTTTATCAAATGTAGGTGCAGTACAGCTAGATAGTATTTCAGGTGATGCTGACTCTAACACAAGTATAGCTTTCAGTGGCTCTGATGTAATTACAGTTACTGCAGGTGGTGAGACACAGGTAACATTTAATAACGGATCAATACTTCCTACAACAGATGACGATGTAGACTTAGGCTCTAGCACCTTTGAGTTTAAGGATGGCTTTTTTGATGGTACTCTTCACGCAGATGCAATAAATTTTAACGGTACAGCTATAAGTGCAACTGCTGCTGAACTTAACATTATGGATGGTGTAACTGCCACCACTGCAGAGATAAATACTTTAGATGGTATTACAGCAGTGGTAGGAGAACTTAACGCTCTTGACTTAGGTTCTACAGGCACAGGTACAGCTATTAACTCCAAAGCAGTTGTGTTAGATGCTAACAAAGATTTTACAGGTATAAGAAATCTTACACTTGCAGGTGATCTCACCATCAGTGGTGATGACCTAACTATGGGTACAAATACTGCAGGACATCTTCTTATTGCAGACGGTACAAACTTTAACCCTACGGCTGTGGGTGATTTATCTGAGATTAGTACTGTAGCTAATGATGACGTATTTCTTGCTGTAGATACATCTGGTGGTGGTCTTAAAAAGATCACACGTAGCACTATAGTTTCTGGTCTTGCTGTTGGTGGCGTTGCTTTATCTAATGTGGTAGAAGATACTACACCACAACTAGGTGGTGATCTAGATGTAAATGGTAACGGTATTGTTTCTACATCTAATGGTAATATTGCACTAACACCAAATGGTTCAGGTGTTGTTAGAATAGATGGTTCTAACGGTATTGATATGCAGTCAGGTGCTATCTCTATTAAAAACTCTGGAGCACAATCATATGTTAGATTTTACTGTGAGGCTTCTAACGCACACTATGCTCAATTGCAAGCTCCTGCTCACTCAGCATTTAGTGGAAACATAACACTAACATTACCTGCTACCACAGATACTTTAGTAGGTAAAACTACAACAGACACTCTAACAAATAAAACACTTACAGATCCTGTGATAACAAATATAACAGGCTCTACAATAACTCTAGACTCTGCAGGAGATATTACTCTTGACGCTGATGGTGCAGACGTTCTGTTAAAAGATGGTGGCACAACTTATGGTGGACTCACTAACAGCAGTGGAGAACTTGTTATAAAATCAGGCACTACATCTGCTATGACATTCAGTGGTGCTAACGTAACAATAGAAGGTAACTTAACTGTATCAGGCACAACCACTACAGTAAACTCTACCACTGTAACTCTTAACGATCATAATATTGTTCTTGACAGTAACAACAGCACATCTGCTGTAGTCAACGGTGCAGGTATTACAATAGAGGGTGGTAGTGGTGACGATGCTACATTTACCTACAATACTACAGGTCCAAAGTTTGAGTTAAAGTTAGGTTCTAATCACGAAGACTTACAAGTAGATCAACTTATTGCCGCATCTTTAGATATTAGTGGTGACATTGATGTAGACGGCACAGCTAACTTAGATGTTGTTGATATTGATGGTGCTGTTGACATGGCATCTACTCTAGCTGTTGGTGGTGTAGTTACAGCCAACGCAGGTGTAGTTGTAGATAATATTACTATTGACGGAACAGAAATAGATTTATCATCAGGAGACTTGACAGTAGACGTTGCAGGTGATATAATACTTGATGCAGACGGTGGTGACTTTAAGTTTCAAGACGGTGGAACTGAGGTACTTAGAATCACTAACTCTTCTAGTGATGTAATTATCAGACCTGTTGTAGATGCTAAAGATCTTATCTTTCAACAAAGAGATGGAACAGAGGTAGCTAGGATTGAAGACAATGGTACGTTCAATGTTGTCACAGATAAACTAGCAATAAACGGAACTGCTGTAACTTCTACTGCTGCAGAGTTAAATATACTTGACGGTGCTACAGCAACTGCATCGGAATTAAATTTACTAGATGGTGATACCTCTGTTGGTAGTTCAATAACGTTAGCAGATGCTGACGGTTTTATAGTAAATGATAATGGCACAATGAAAACTATTCCTGCATCAGATGTAAAAACGTATGCTGCAGGTAGTGCTGCCACTAAAGGATTTGCCATTGCTATGGCAATAGTATTTGGATAGAAAGGTAAAAGCAAATGGCAACCCCAAATATAATTAATGTAGCAACTATTACTCCAAAGGTAGCAGTTGGTGCGGTGACAACAAGTAGAGCAGACATCGTTGATGTACCTGCAGAAAACTGTGCAAAGATAAACACGTTAATGATATCAAACATAGATGGTACAAATGCTGCTGATATTACCGTTGAGGTAAGTGTAGATAACGGATCAAACTATGTTAAGATAGCTAACACAATATCTGTACCTGCTGACGCAACTCTAGTTGTTGTAGGTAAAGACAACGGATTTTATTTAGACGAAACAGATCTACTTGCTGTTACAGCTTCTGCTAACAGTGATCTAACATACTTGGTTAGTTACGAACTTCTAGTAGACTAAAGGTAATTAATAATGCCCAGATACAACGGTGGTTTTATAGGCCATGATGGTTTGGATGCACCTGATGCACCAACTATTGGTACACCTAGTGCAGGTTCAGCACAGGCAGATATAGCATTTACTGCAGGTGCTGCAGGAACAACTGCTACAACAGAATTTGTTGCTACAACTAATGATGGTATCGGAGCTACAGGTACTTCATCACCTATAACTATTACTGGTTTAACTAACGGTACATCTTACACAGCTAGAGTGTATGCTAAAAATTCTCATGGTACATCTGCTGCTAGTGCAGCTAGTGCTAGTTTTACCCCTCTTGCAGAAGTTATTAGTAGTTTGTTTAGCACTCATTTATATACTGGAAATAGCTCTACACGAACAATTACCAACGACATTAATCTAAGTGGTAAAGGTGGTTTAGTTTGGATTAAAGATAGAGATAGTAGCTCTAACTCAAATATACTTTATGACACTGAGCGTGGCGCTTATAAAGGTTTATTTTCAAATCTTACTAACGCTGAAGATACTAGAAGCACTGGTTTAACTGGATTTACTTCTAGTGGTTTTACATTAGGGTCATTAGGTGCAGAAAACGGTTCTAGCAATGATAAAGTTTCTTGGACATGGAGGAAACAGGCTAAATATTTTGATATAGTTACGTATACTGGAAATGGTACTGCAGGTAGAACAATCAGTCATAACTTAGGTTCTATCCCAGGGATGATTATGATAAAACAATATCAAGCAGGAGAAGCTAGATCTTGGTCTGTTTATCACAGAGGAATGGATTCTTCAGCACCAGAAGATTATTATATGAGATTAGAAACTACAGGAGCAAGATCAGATGATGTAGGTCAATGGAATGATACTGCTCCTACTTCTTCTGTATTTACTGTAGGCGATAGCACTTATGTTAATAGTAATGGAGAGTCCTACGTAGCCTACCTATTTGCACATAATAATAATGATGGGGGTTTCGGACCTGACGGTGAAGATATTATCAAGTGTGGGAGTTTTACTGGTGTAGGTACTGGTGCGGTTAATGTTAATCTTGGTTTTGAGCCTCAGTGGATAATGGTTAAAAATGCTACTAGGTCAGAGGGATGGTTTATACAAGATTCAATGAGAGGTATGGCACATGGTGATTGGGAATATCTGTTAGCAAATGAAATTTCCGCAGCAGCAGGTTCTGCTACTAATAGGGTAGTTCCAACTGCTACTGGTTTTACAATAAATAATAATGGTAGTAGTGCTTTTGGTCAATCTGGAGATACGTGTATCTACGTAGCAATACGTAGACCTGATCAAAGTACCCCTACTGCAGGAACTAGTGTGTTTCAAGCGCACACTTATACTGGAGATGGAAGCACAAGAAAGTACAGCTTAAATATAACTCCTGACATGGTTATAAACCTAAGTAGGAATATTTCTGGTGACTCACCTTCTATCAACGATAGGGTAAGAGGTAGTGGTAAGGAAATGTATACAAGTGGTACTGGGGGTCAAGCTAGTTATCCAAGTCAAGGTTTGCAGTTAGATCATACTAATGCAATAGAAGTACAAGACTATAGAGACACTAATACTAAAAATTATCTTAATCTTTGTTGGAAAAGAGCTAAAGGCTATTTTGACATAGTCGCTTACTCAGGCACAGGAAGCAATAGAACTGTAACCCATAACCTTGGTGCTGCACCTGAAATGATGTGGATAAAACGTTATGATACAACAGGTTCTTGGATGGTATATCATAAAGGTTTAAATGGTGGCACTAATCCAGAGCAATATGTGTTCTATCTACATGATCCACAAGGCCCTGATCAATCATCTGGACCTTGGAATAATACAGCACCGACAAGTAGTGTGTTTAGTGTGGGTACTAACAACGCTGTTAATAACTCAAGCGGAGAATACGTAGCCTACCTTTTTGCAACAGTAGCAGGTGTGTCTAAGGTAGGAAGCTATACATCAACGATAGATGCCACTGGCAATGGTACAAATCAAACTATTGATTGTGGATTTACCAATGGTGCTAGATTTGTGTTTATTAAACGCTCAGATGGTGCAGGAGACTGGGTAATTTTTGATTCAACAAGAGGGATAACAACTAACAGCGATCCACATTATAGATTAAATCAAACATATACAGAAGACTCAGATGCTTATGTTGATATAGAACCACATTCGTCAGGCTTTATAGTTAACCCAGGTTCAGTACATGTAGGGGGTGATACTCAGGGTCAGACATACGTCTTCTACGCAATCGCATAACATAAAGGAATAATAAATAATGTCTAACCGTAATGGCGTATGGTCACTATCTGCACATCTACAAGCCATAGGAGATACTAACTGGCTTATGCCTCCAGGTGTTCCTACAAGTGTAAGTGCTACAGCAGGAAATGCACAAGCAACTGTAACTTTTACTGCACCCACCTTTGCAGGTGTACCAGGAACTATTACAGGATTTAAAGTAACTTCTAGTGAAGGAGAAACAGCAACTGGTTCATCATCACCTATAACTGTCACTGGTCTTACAAACGGAACAGCATATACTTTTACTGTACAAGCACAAAACTCTACTGGTTTTGGTGGTTCTAGTTCTGCAAGTAGTTCAATATCACCTGCTCTTGGAAGAGGTATTTTTGGTGCAGGTTCTACAGGATCTAGGGTAAATACTATAGACTACGTAAGTATTGCAAGCACAGGTAATGCTACAGACTTTGGTGATCTTACTGTAGCAAGACAATGTTCCCCCTCTCTTATGTCATCAAGCACAAGATGTATTTTGGGGTCAGGTATAGAAGTTAGTGTTACTTATGCTACAACGCTTGATTATGTGACAATAGCTAGCACTGGTAATGCTACTGATTTTGGAGATTTAACTGTTGGTAGGTATGGTCAAGCAGGTTGTTCTAATAGTACAAGAGCCGTCACATTTAATGGAGATCAACAGTCAGGTACAGACAATACAATTGATTATGTAACCATTGCAAGTACAGGTAATGCTACAGATTTTGGTGATACGCAAACTACTGTTCGTAATCATGGTGCTTGTGCGTCTCCAACAAGAGGGCTAAGATGTGGAGGAAATGAGAGTGACGTTATAGAATACATTACGATTGGTACAACAGGAAACTCTACAGACTTTGGTAATCTTACACAGTCGAGATACTCCCCTGCGTGTGCAGGTTCTAACACAAGAGCTTGCATGGCAGGGGGAGAACATAGCTCAAAATTTAATATAATAGATTATGTAACAATAGCTTCAACAGGTAACGCTACTGACTTTGGCGATTTAACTGAGGCGCTTCAGGGTGCAGGTGGAACTAGTAATAGTACTCGTGCAGTTTATGGAGGTGGGGAAACTAGTAGCACTAATAGAAATAATATTGATTACATTACAATAGCAAGTACAGGTAATGCACAAGATTTTGGCGATCTGACACAAGGCCGAAGGGCTACGACATGTGGTGGAGATAGTCATGGAGGGATTGCATAGTGTCAACTAGAGATTATACAGCTAACGTTATATCTGCTACTCCAGTAGTACCTGATGGTAACTTTAAAGATAGCAAAGCATCAGGTGTGTGGGATATTAATGAAGCACTAGATCTTATCAAAGGTGGTAACTGGCCTAACGCAGCTAACCTTAACCCTGCTGCTTTTGTTGATGGTTTGTTTCAGACTCATTTGTATACTGGTACAGGCTCTTCTGCACAAACGATTACAAACAACATTGATCTAACCAAAGGTGGGCTGGTTTGGGTAAAACATAGGTCTTTATCAGCTAGTCACATTTTAACTGATAGTGAGCGAGGTGTCCAGTATTTAAGATCAGACACAAATGATGCACAAATAAACCAATCACTGATAACAAATTTTGTATCAACAGGTTTTACTGCAAATGGCGACAGTGTAAATTATGCTAATGATAATGGCGAAGATTATGTCTCTTGGACCTTTAGGAAGCAGCCTAAATTTTTTGATATTGTGACGTATACAGGGAATGGAAGTTCTAGCCAAACGATAAGTCATAGTCTTGGGTCAGTTCCTGGCATGATAATTGTAAAGCGTTATGATGGCACATCAACTGAAGGTTGGGAAGTGTACCATAGAGGGGTTTCTTTTAATGCAGGAAATCGTTTATTCTTAAACCTTACTAATGCAGTAGCTGTCGGCTCAGGGGCTTTTGCATCTGCACCAACTTCAACAGAGTTTTACGTTGGTCCTGACAGTGGCACTAACGCCTCTAGTGGCTCATACATAGCCTACCTATTCGCACACAATGCTGACTCAACAGACTCTGTGCAAACATCACTACAAGGTAAAACCTTATCAAACTTAGGAAGTGCTTTTGATGGTAGTTATCCAATTACAGAAATAAATGATGGAGTTGCTGAAACAAATAATGCAAACAGTATAGGATATGTTTCCAATGCTGACATGGACATTTCCGTTGACTATGGTTCAGCCGTTGTTGCAAACGCATATTATATTGCTCCCCAAGGAGATCAAGGTGGTTCAGTATATAATACACCAACAGCTTTTACTGCATATGGTTCTAATGATGGTTCTTCTTGGACAAGTTTAGCAAGTTTTTCAAGTATTAGTGGATTTGCGGCAGGTTCTTTTAAAGAGTTCACTTTTAGTAATACAACAGCTTATAGATACTACAGGCTTGAAATTACAGCTTCATCTGCATCAGGAGTGTCTATAAGTGAATGGGAACTTGGTCTTAAACCTGATGCATCAGAAGTAGGTGACTTTGGTGAGGCTGGAGATTCTAATATTATTAAGTGTGGGGGTTACACTGGTAATGGTTCTACGGATGGCACAGAAGTAAACCTTGGATTTGAACCGCAATGGTTAATGATAAAGGCTACTTCGGTAGCAAGAGATTGGCATATATTCGATGCTATTCGAGGCACTGTTGTTGGTGGTAATGATTCTTTACTACAAGCTAATTTAAGTGATGCTGAGTCATCAGGCACAGAGTTTGTTTCATTTACCCCGACAGGTTTTAAGCTTAACTCAACAGATAATAAAGTAAACGGTAACAATCACACCTACATCTTTATGGCAATAAGACGTGGTGGTATGCAAACCCCAACTTCAGCGTCTGATGTGTTTGGTGTTAATTACACTTACACATATGATGTTAATGGTGCTACTGGCGGTAGTTCAGCACAACTTATAGGTTATATAGGCGAACCTGCTGATCTTAATATGCAAGGTTATAGAAGCGGTAGTAGTTTTAATGCTACTGTTTACGATAGATTGCGAAACAATAAGTATTTTATTACTAATAGTAATCCAGCAGAAGCATCTGTTTCGGGTAATTTTTGGGATAATATGGCAGGTTTTAGAGAAGTTGCTTCTGCTCAAGATACAACCATGATTAGTTGGACTTGGAAAAGAGCTAGAGGTTATTTTGACATGGTTGCTTACTCAGGCACAGGAAGTGCAAGAACCGTAAGTCATAACCTTGGTGCAGTGCCTGAGATGATTTGGGTTAAAAGAAGAGATTCAGGAGGCTCTTGGGGAGTTTGGCATAAAGATCTTACCTCTGGATACTATTTAAGTATTAACACTAGCGATGCAGAAGGCTCAAATAGTAATGTTTTTACTACCACTGATCCTACTGCAACACAGTTTTCAGTAGGTAGTCAAGGTTTTACTAACAACTCTGGCGGAACATTCATGGCCTACCTTTTTGCTACCGTAACAGGTGTATCGAAGGTGGGAAGCTACTCTGGGAATGGTGGCAGTCAGACTATTGATTGTGGTTTTAGTGGCGGTACTGGTGCTAGGTTTGTTTTAATCAAAAGGACAGATCAAGCGGCTGATTGGAAAGTTTATGATACAGTACGAGGTATTGTTGCAGGTAATGACCCTGAATTAGCTTTAAACTCAAATGCAGCAGAGGTTACAGGATATGATTATATAGACCCACATTCTTCTGGGTTTATTATACCAGTTGATAATTTTAATACAAATGCATCAGGTGGCTCATACATCTTCTACGCAATAGCATAGTAAAAAAATAACAACAAAGGATTAAAATGTTAAAAGACTTATCAAAAACTTATAACGAGGATCAGACACAACTGGTCACACAAGACATAGACATTCAGCTACCAATGTCAAAGCCTGAATACAAATCTATGTTGGCTAATATAAAAGAACATGCTCCTGCTATACGACAGGCATCAAGCAACTTCTACAAGTCTCACTCACAGATGATGAGTGTAACACTGGACGTTACAGCTATCACACCCATACGTTCTATCAAACACAGTCTGGCTGAGATAGAAAAAACTAAATCTGCACTACAAGAGTCTTACTTTAAAATGAAGAAGGATGAAGTAAAACTAAAGAAGTTAGAACGTAAGCTACTAGAAGAGACTGACGATTTAGAACGGGAGATGCTAGAGATTAAGATAACAGAGAAGCAAGCACAGGCTGCAAGCTCTCGTGGTTATGTCGAAGGTGCAGTTCGTAAGTTAAACTTCTTTACAAATCAGTACGACAATTTGATGGAGAAAATAGGTAAAGAGGAACTAACAGAAGAAGACTACGAGCTAGAAGAAATCAAGTACCACATTATGACCTGCATGAAACAAGCACTCAACAGTGCGAGACCTAGAGGTGGTGTCATTGATGAAGGTAACATGATCTACTTGTTTGACTTGGGTATCAACGCAGCACAGGCACAGGCTGAAGTATTTGCTTACCTAGAGTGGGAGAACAAGATAGTACAAGAAGGTAAAGCACCAGAGCATCATCACACAGTACAGTGGCTAGAGGCTTGTGCAGACAAGTGGGCACACTGCCCAGGTGACTTTGCTAACAGTCGTGGATTTAACATACTAGATAAAACATCTTTAACAAACACACCTCAATTGGAGGATAATACAAAGGAGAACTAAAATGGGAAAAGATAAAAAGACCCCAGTAATTGTTAATAATAAAGAATATTTTGCAGAAGACTTAACAGATCAACAGAAGAGTATGTTGAATCACATACAAGACTTAGACCGTAAATTAAAAAGTGCTAAGTTTAACGTTGATCAACTTAACGTAGGCCGAGAAGCATTTATAAGTATGCTATCTAACTCACTAGAGAACGTAAATGAGTGACATCAAACTAACCCCTGAAGATCTAGAAGAGATGCTAGACAACGCAGCTAGACGTGGTGCTAAAGAGGCACTGCGTTCTATTGGGTTACTTGATGATGATGCAGCTAAAGATATCATAGAGATGCGTAGTCTTCTAGAGGCTTGGAGAGACACACGTAAATCTGTTTGGTCAACAATAGTTAAAGTAACCACTGTCGCACTGCTAACATTTATTGCAGGTGCAGTGTGGATGACAATGGGTAAGTAAGGGAATAGACATGGCAATTTCAGAAAATTCACCAGATATAAGACTTGCAAGAAAGTTCTTAGGCTTTGAAGGACCACCTCAACAGCTTGATAATTTTTTACAAGCTAATCCTGCAGCAGCTGCACGTATGGGTAAATACAGACAAGCCATGATGAGTATGAGTGGTATGCGTGTAGGTGCTCAAGCAGGCACTGCTGGAACATCTCTTGAAGACTTTCAAAAGATGCAGCAAGATCTTATTGTTCAAACTATGAAACCTGCCCCTGCTACTGTAAGCCAGATCACACCTCAAGCAGGTCAAACTATTCCATCTACTGCAGGTCAGGCAACTGCGACAGCTCCTACAACTCCTGCTGCTACAGTGGGATCAGTACAGCAAATGCCTACACCTACAGCAATGACTGCTGGAACTATGACTGCTGATACTGCTGCTACAGATGTGGCTACAGAGGCTGCTAAATTAACTGCTGCTCAAGGAGCTATAAGACCTGGTGCAATAATTCCTGTAGAACAACAAACAACTAGTGCTGTTTCTAATGTAAAAGAAGCTCAAGGAACAGCAATACAAATAGACAGTCCAGAAGCTAGAAAAATAAAAACAGATCCTGTAACTGGTGAAAGTGAAATAATATCTGGTGCTGCTAATGCTCAAACTGCGGCTGCATTTACTGAAGCAAGGCAACATGCTGAAGCTACACCTACTAAACAAGCCACAGTTCAAGGTCAGTTAGAGGGATTGATGGCTCAGTTCGAGAGTGGTGCTACACCCTCTTGGGCTGCTGGAGCCATGAGAGCTGCAACCAGTGCTATGATTTCTAGAGGTTTAGGTGCATCTTCGATAGCAGGACAAGCTATTGTACAGGCAGCTATGGAATCTGCGTTACCAATTGCACAAATGGATGCACAGGTAATGGCTCAGTTTGAAGCACAGAACTTATCTAACAGACAACAACGTGCAATGCTTGCTGCACAACAACGTGCTGCATTTATAGGTCAAGAGTTTGATCAAGCATTTCAAGCTCGTGTGCAAAATGCTTCTCGTCTAGCTGACATAGCTAATAGAAACTTTACAGCTGAACAACAGATAGCATTAGAGGATTCTCGTGCTCTTAACACAATGGAGTTATCTAATCTATCTAATAGCCAAGCCATAGTAATGGCAGAGGCTGCTGCTTTATCTCAACTTGACATAGCAAATTTATCAAATAGACAACAAACTGCTGTACAAAATGCTCAAAACTTTTTGCAAATGGATATGACAAACCTTGCAAATACACAGCAAACTGAGTTGTTTAAGACTCAACAAAACATACAAGCTTTGTTTACAGATCAAGCTGCAAGAAATGCTGCAGAACAATTTAACGCTACAAGTGAAAATCAAACTAACCAGTTCTTTGCTAATCTTTCTGCCCAAGCATCACAGTTTAATGCAGCCCAACAGAATGCCATGAATCAGTTTGATGTAAATGCTACCAATGCCATGCGTCAGTTTAACTCAGAGGTACAACAACAACGTGATCTGTTTAATGCACAAAATGGTTTAGTCATTGCTCAAGCTAACGCACAGTGGAGACAGAATCTAGCAACAGTTAATACTGCAGCAGAGAATCAAGCAAACATGGACTTTGCTAAAACTATAAATGCTATGTCCATGAAAAACTTAGATGAGATATGGCAACGTGAACGAGACATTATGTCGTTTGCATTTACTGCTGATCAGTCTGCAATGGATAGGGCATTACAAATTATAATGGGTGATAAAGAACTTGAGATAGCTAGAGAAAAACTTAACAATGTTAAGAAAACAGAAAATACACAGCTTGCCATGAGATTCTTATTTGGCTCAAGTCCAACAGGTATTCTTGGTGGAGTACTAGGAGCGTTATAGGTTAAGGAATAAAATATGTCTGAATTAAATTATAAAATTAATTACACAAGTATGATTGATGCTCTACAAATGGGTGGCACTGCAGGTTTAGAATCTCTTAGATCTTCTAGAACTACTAGAGGTCTTGGTACAAAATTAGATACTGAAAAGTATGTAAAAGATGAGGAGGATAAACCATCTCTACAAAAAAGAATTTTAGATAGTATGGATAAAGTTAAAAAAGAAAATAAAACTATGGCGGAGAGGATGAAAGAATTTGGTGTTGAAAAAGATCCTGTAACTGGAGAGCTAGTAAGGACAGATCCACCAATTAAAAAACCAACTGAGATTTCTAAAACATCTGGTATAACTGTAGACTCAGCCTATGAAACTTCTTTTAAATTAATGGATGATTTGAGGAAAGATTATAATTTAACTACAGAACAAGCTGCAGCTTTTGTTGGAAACCTTTGGTATGAAACTGGTGGGTTTACTGCCTTTCAAGAGATTGATCCAAAAGTAGGAAGAGGTGGTTTAGGATTTGCTCAATGGACAGCATCAAGAAGAGTTACTTTTGAGGAATATCTTAGACAACAGGGTAATTTAAGTGCAGACGATTATGGTGCAAACTATGGGTATTTAAAGAAAGAATTAAATTCAACAGAGAAAAAAGTTTTAAAGACTTTACGAGGTCAAGTTGCAAGATCTGGAGAAAATGTAGTTGATATAGAAGAGGCAACAGAAATAATATCTGATGTCTTTTTTAGACCTAAAGAAGAAACAGCACGTAAAGATAGAAGAATTGATGCTGCAAAAGATATTTTACAAAGGTACAAAGAGGACAGGAGTCTTAAATAATGTTAATGTTTGAAAGACCTATACCAGGCCAGTCATTGACTGCAGAACCAAAGAGCCAAGCTTTTGAAAGACCTCCAGAGATAACTGATCCTATCGAAGCTTTAGATGCACACATGGATAATCTTGCTAGAGAAGGTGCAATGGAAGATGCACTATACTTTTTAGAGTTTGGTGTAGATCTGGTAACACTAGTTCAAGGTATACTTCGTGGTGCTGTAATGGAAGGTATACATAGTATTGATGTAAGTCTTATCATCGCACCTGTATTACACGAACATATAAAGGGTTTTGCTGATGCATCTGGAGTAGAGTATAACGAGGGTTTTGAAAACGAAGAGGGTAAGAAAGCATTGTCTTACAGGCGTGATGTAGCTAGGGCAAAAGAAATGTTAAAACAAATAAAAGAAGAAGATGCTCCTAGCCCAGACTCTTTTGTTCCAGAGCCTATGGAAGAACCAGAACCAGAGCCTGAGATAGAAGAACAAGAACCAGTTCAAACTGGTCTAATGGCGAGGATGTAACTATGGGTGTTGCTAGAGGAATACTTAATTATTTAGAAGATGTAGATGCAGCTCGGGCTGTAGAAAAGAAAAAACAAGATGAGCGAGAAGCTCTAGCTTTTGAGTTAGAGATGAAGTATGGTAGTAACTTTTTAGCTCCCTCTAAAAAAGGTAAAGATACAGGTACATCTTCTAGGACAGCTGTCGCTGCATTGATGAAAACATACAATGTTAGTGAAGAAGCACTTGCGCCTATCTTAGCTAGTGGTGATAAAACAGCGGCACCTAGATTATTAAATATATTAGAGAAACAGAAATTAAAATATGGAGGTGAAGGATTAATTTTACCTGAAGATGTTGTATCAGGTATAATTGAAGATGCTGTGATAACTCAGTCAGCTACAAGGGAAATAGATTTTTCTAGGCTAGAAGACTTTATTGGTCGTGAGATGGATTCATTGTATAAGGATCTCTTAAAGTCACAGTCAAAAGATCCTGGAGCTGTGTTCTTTCCTGAACCTGTTTTTGTGGAGAGACCATCTTTAGAAGATCTAGATAGGTTTGAGAAGAGAGCAATTGCAGGTAATCTAACTCGTGCTCAAGATGAATTAAATATGGTTATGAATAAAATAGCTGAGTTTAATTCTTTAGATGAAGGTGGTAATCTTACAACAGATCAGATAGCTGAACGTGCTTGGTTGACTGACAGAAAAGTTGAAATTGAAACTGCTGTAAAATCTTTTGAAGATGATAACGTAGTGCCAATAGCAGGTTTATATGGAACAGCTTATACTAGAACATTACAACAACTCTATCCTAAGTATGAAGATGCTTATCTTAATCCTGCACTATTAAATGCCTCTAGTAAAGATATTACTGTTCCTAATAGAGCAGTTGCTGAAAGTTTAGCTGCAGCTGGAATATTAAAAGAAGGCGATGTTGTAATTAATGGGCAGACTGGTAAGAAAATTAGAATTGGTGGCTAAATGGCAGAGCAATTTGAAGATCCAATAACTATAGGTGATAAAAATTTTGAACCACCTATAGTTACAGAAGGAGACTTTGAAGAACCTATTGAACTAGACAGAGTTACTACTCAGTCTCCCATAGTTCCTCAAGGTATTGACAACTCTTCCTATGTTGATCTAGAAAAAATTTTTGCAGACTATGGTCGTAAGCTAACTAAAGAAGACATCTTAAATGATGATCGTCTCATGGAAGTTATTCGTTCTAGTTTAGAAGCTAGATTTACTCCAAGTGGTGTGCTCACTAAAGCTAGACGTGGTGTCACTGGTTTAGCAGGTGGTGCCATAGGTGGATTATCTTCTCAAGACTACCGTGAGATGAGTGACAATAAAGTTTTTGAGGTCTGGCAGAACTATCAAAGATCTTTTGCTGGGGGTCAGACAGTTACGACAGGTAACGAGATAGCCTATGGTATGTCATCAGATGATAATACTAAGGTAAAACTTGGGGCAGGTTATCTTTTATTCGACCAAATGGACAATGCTTTTACAGGCGAAGGTTCTTGGTCAGAGATGGGTGATGCTATTTGGGACTACAGTAAGTCTGCTGTTTATGACCCATCAACAATACTTTCTTTAGGTTTAGGTAAACTATTTGGTTTTGGTGCAACTAAAGCAAGCGGTGCAGTAGCACGTAACCTTATGGTCAAGGCTTATCAAGAACAGGTTAAAAGAGGTGTAGGTAAACAGACAGCTCTAGCCAGTGTAGGCAAAGCAGTTGCCACTACTCTACCATATGCCACAGCAGATGCTATAATAGGTGCAGGTGTAGATGTATTGTATCAAACCCAACTTATTGATGTAGGTGTTCAGAAAGAATATTCAGCTGCTCAAACAGCGATTGCATCGGCAGGTGCTCTTGTTGTTATACCTACATTAAAAACAGTAGGTGCATCTATCAAAGAGTTTCGTAAAAGTGAGATAGCACCACAGTTTTTAGCATATAAAGAGTTCGATGAGAACGTTCTTAAAATAAGTTTAGAAGATGCTAAGAAAGCACTTCGTAAACGAGTTAAAAAGAAAGTTCTCATTGATTCCGTTGACGAGAACTTTGGTTTAATAAAAGGCAATACAAAAGATTTTTTAGCTTGGCCTAAGTTTAGAGAAAAGGCAAAAGAACGTGTTGCAGTTCGTGGTGAAAAATATACAGATGACGAAGTGACAAATGCTTTCTTTCAATACTTCTTTTTAGGAAATCCAGATGGTAAAACAAAAGGTTATTATCAAGCTTTAAAAGAAGCAGGGTTTGTTGTTCACGAATCTATGTTAGAAGAAGTAAATAAAAAGACTGGTAGAAGCATTGGCATATCAGGTGTATTTGGTCAAAGTATTAAATTTCTTTCAGTACCTAAAGTTAAACAGATAGTTAAAAAGTTTGAGAAAGATACTGGATATAAACTAAGGTTTATGGATGAGGACGGTATTGTTATAACTGGAGATAACGTTACACCAGTAAGTCTTGCCTCACACTTTGCACGTCAAGCAAGTCTTGCAGGTGAAAGCTTGTGGCTACCATCTCACCTTAGTCGTTTAGAAAAAGCTGGAGTAGATATTAAAGATGCTGTAGCAATCGCAGGTGGTAATGCTAAACTAGCTGATGAACCTAAACGATTACAATATACCATGTCTGTTTATAAAAGACTTCTTACATCTCACTTAGCTACAACTGGTGCAAACGTAAAAGGTTTTACACAGCTTGTAAGTATTAACAGTCTTGCAGATTTTTTTACAGCTGCTGTTAATCTTGGTCAAGCACGTTTAGCTAAACGTGCAGGTGATATAGAGTCTGCAGAAAAATTTATGAATAGATCCTATGGCTCTGCAGTTGGTGCTATCCGTAGAGGAGTTGATGTATTATCTCCAGACATATCTATGGAGTACGCTGACAAAATACTTTCCTTAAATCCAGAGGTTGCTTCAAAATTATTTAGAGATGTTTCTGGTGATGGTGGTGTGCGTGATGCTTTATCTGATTTTAATTTAGATAAGATTAAACGTAAACCAGGCAGTGTTCTTGAAGGATCAGAAGAAGCAGAGATGCTAGCGTTTAGAGGCATTGATGCTGTAACCAAAGGTGCTCAAACATTAACCATGGTTAGGCTACAAGATGAGCTAACTAAGATATGGTCTTTTGGTACGAACCTAAATCAGGCAATCATGCGTGAATATGGCATGACATTTGAGAAGTTTTTTGATCCTGCTAAAGCTGCTGACACTGCACTTGAAATGTCATCTGATAGATTTCAAAAAAATGTTTTAGATAAAGCAGTGTTTCGTACACTAAGAGAAACAGCTTCTGTCAATTGGTCCACACTTCCAGGAAAAGAATCTTTAATCTCTGCTAGAACTTGGGCAAAGAGTGTTGAAGCATTTACAAACAAAACTCCTTTGGGTTTTATAGTACCTTTTGGTAGCTTCTTAAATACTACAGTAGCAACCATGGCTGACTTAATTGGTATAAATGCCATGAGGTTTGCAGTTAAAAAGATGACAGGTCAAGAGTTAGACTTTGCAACTCGTGAGGGTGCAGAGGCACTAGGTAAAATGGCAGCAGGTTGGTCTCTAATTGCAACAGGTATTTATGTAACAGGTGGTGCTAAAGATAGAATAGAAAACAACCTAGCTTACAACCAAGATATGCAACCTGATGGTAGTATTCAAGATAGAAAATATGATTGGCCTGTCTCAACTATGAGACTCTTATCTCAGATAGGTGCACATGGCTTAGGTGTAGATAATAATTGGGAATGGAGTGAAGTTCCTACAGATCTTTGGAAAGAATTAGCAGTTCAAGTTGGTGGACAAGCTGTAAGAGATCTAGATGCTACGGGTCAAACTATTGTTTACGCAAGTGAACAAGCTCTAGAAGGTAATTTTCAACCTTTAGAAGATATGTTTGGTGGGGCCACAGCTAGAATTACTCAAGGTGCAACAAGACCACTAGATCCTATCAATCAAGTTTGGGGTATGGTATCTGATGTTAATCTAAATCCTGATAGAAGACAGGGTGCAGAAACTCAGAATCAAATGCTTCGTTATATTGATAATGTACTTGGTAATACAAAAGAGGGTATGCCAAGACGTGCTACTCCAACAAGAGGTAGACAGTTTGTCCCAGATATAGGAAAACAAATACTTGGAAATAGAACACTTCAAGTTCCTAATCTAATAGAGAAGATGATGAATGCTGCAGGTAGACCGTACTGGAAGTCAATACGTTTTGATGGACCTGCAGAGATTAAAAATAAAATGGACGCATTGGCAGCTCCGTTCTTTGAGACAAGAGCTTTAGAGTATTTAAAAAAGAATCCAGATTATTTTAGATTACCGTTAAAAGATAAACAAAAGATATTAGATACAATATCTACAAAAGTTAAACAAGATGTAACCGACATTGTAAAAACAGGTATGCCTAAAAGTATAAATGTTTTAAGAACTCTTTCAGGTAAAAATAAAAAAGAAGTTAGAAACGTCATGAAGTTTCTAGGTATCGAAGGTAGTATAGAGGACTTATTAAAAGAGGAGGATGGTCTCCAACAACTGTTACGAATACAAAGTCTAGTTGATAGCTACGATGATATATTCTATGGAGATCTAGACTTAGACTAAAACAAAAGGGGGCTAAACGCCCCCTCTTTTTTATGTATCATCTTCTAACATATAGTCTGCCCAATCAAAAGATGCTTTCTTAATTTCTTGCATTCTCCAAGTCTGTCTACCTGATGAGATAAAACCACCCATAGCTTGACCTGCTAAGTATAAACGAGGTGTTAATTCTTTTACCTTAGCAGGTTTACGTTTTTGTTGAGCAAACTTTTTAGCTTCTTCTTCGAGACTCTTTGTCAAGTACTTGCTCCTTGTTTTTGAAGTAGGCTTTGTTAAAGCCAAACTCCCAGTCCCTATGATCTTTTGTATTTTGAGGATAGGGATTAGTTAGGTTTCCTACTAAGAAACCTCTGTAGCCTTGATTAAACGGCTTGGCTACTTTCGCTTTTGTAGTTGTACTAGTGCGCTTAGATACCATTGTGCTTTCTCCAAATCTTGTACACCATTTTTATATCGCCATCTGTGGAGATACTTTGCAATATTACCTCTATAGTAACCTGTTAGCTCTTCATCTGTCAAGAAGTCTTCTATATACTTAATACATTCTATTGTGCCTTGACCATAGTGTTGAGGCTTTTTTACTGGATCATAGTCATTACCCATAGTCAGTGTTGTAGGACTATCGTCAGTTATAGTTACAGTATCTTTAGATAACTCTGCTATCGCATCATCAAAATTTATCATAAGTTTATTAACTCCGCTTCTTGGTATGGAATGTGAAAGAATGTTTCACCCTTTGGGATTCTCCTGCCGACAGCAACCTTGAGTGTATCATCTGTCATAAGAGTATCCTTTATACGCCATGCTTTGTCCATAAATTTATTTAAGACGTAAAAGTTTAACACTCCATTTTGATCTTTATATTTTTCTACGAGTCTCCTTTTTCTTCCTGGGATTCTAATCTCAGCCCAATGCTCAGGCCATTCATCTTTCCAAGATGACTTAACTTCTACTTCATTAAAATAGGTAAACCCATCTTTCGTAGAAACTATATCAGCATCAAAAGTTTCTTTGTCCTTAACAATAGTGTGTCCTTTTGATATCAGATAATCTGACAGAGTTTTCTTTGATGGCTCATCTACCAGATCATAAATATCTTTTCTAAAAGGTCTAACGTGAACTTGCATATTATGCTCCTATGTCTACTATTTCACAAACGTCACCAGTACAAGCAAGAGTTTGGCTGCTTGCAGTAGTATCTTCTTTTTCATACTCTGAAAGCTTTGCCCAGTCAATACTTTTTGGCATTATTTTTGATAATTTTTTATAATCGTCTTTTGTGCAACTTTGGTATGGTGCTTGCTGATAAGTATGTTCGTTATAAGGTAAAAAACTTACTCCAGACATCTCATCAAAATGCTCGTAAACAAATGCACCTACTTCAAACCATTCATCCTTTCTCACATTAATTGTTACGCTAGGTTTATGCTCACACCAATGTCTTTGATACACTAACCAAGTTTTTAATTGTTGGATAGCTGAGACATTGTCAGTGACTACTGCTCCTTGAGGAGCTTTAACTGGAAATGAAAACACAGTTGTTTGATCTGGCTTCATGAAGTCAGCTTCATTAGGGATACCTTGATCTTTCATAAACTGTGTGAGTGGGTCTTTGTTATCTCCTCTAACGGTTCTAATGTAATGATGTGAATGACGTGCATGGATTCCAGAGGCAGAGTCAACTAATTGTGATACTGTGCCTGATGGTTTGACACACGTAATTGCTGCGCTTGGTGTAATGCCAAGGCGGTCAGCCCAAGCAGTATTAGTATAAATAGCAACTTCTCGTAAATGTTCAAGAGTATTCTCCAATCCTTTGTTTTTAAGTGTTAGTAATGGGTTATCCATTATCCCTGTGAGAGACACACCGAGCAGTCGTTCTTCTTCGGTATTTCGCTGCCACACCTTTCGCAGATATGGGAATTTTGTGAACGTGCTTTGGATCGTCCCAAGTATTGTGGCACATCTGACCTTTCGCTCCAAGTCTTCAATCGTATCAGTGGCTCGTACAACAACCTCTGTAAGATTACAGAATTGGTAAGGTCTAAGAATAATTTCACTGCACGGATTGGTGCCAAACTCAAAGTCAGGATCACGCCTGTTGTTTTTTGCAGCTTGTTTTTTAGATGCTTCCCTATTAAATACACCTCGTTCTCCACTTCCTGATTCTACTAATGCTAACCACTCTCGCATAAATGATACGCTGTCTGGTTTTTCTGTATAAGCTACAGAGTTATTTGCCAAAGCTCTTTGTGGATTGTTGTCCCACCAGTTACCTGATTTAGCATGGCGCATTCTGTCATCTGATAGATTAGATAAACTTATCATTGCAGATCTTCGAACACCACCTACTACTACAACCTCACCAATCTTACACATCAGATCGTGACACTCAATTGATGATAGCCTACGTCCTTGTGCCTCCTTGAATATACTCACCGCAAAGTTGAATAAGTCAACCAATGGTGCAGGGCCAGATGCTCTACCACCGAAGGTTTTAAGTCTTGCACCTGCAGGACGAACTTTAGAGACATCCCACTTGGAGATCTCACCTGCCCAAAGAAGAGCTAGCAATTGTCTGAACGCCTTAGCCCAGCCTTCCTTACTGTCCTTTACCACAATGGTAGTATCACTCTCGAAGAGTTCTGGAACCTCTGGGAGCTTAGAGATGAACTGACGCTCGACACTGAAGCCGACACCAGTACCACAGAGCAGAATGAACATAGCTTCGTCAAAGGACTTTGGATCATCTACGGGTAAATAACTACAGTTATACCCTGCTGTATTATCTCTTTCTAAAGCTGGACCTGCAGTCATCATGGCTCGCATAGAAGGCATAACTTCTAGTCCTAATATAGATGCTCTTATTTCGTTGTATACATCGTGGTCGATGTCATAGCCCACAACGTTATGCATGTAGCGATCTACAGTCTCTGACCAAGACTCACGTCTTCCATCTTTTTCAAGCCAACGAGCATATCGTGAAGTATGTATAAAAGCTTGATAATCAGTTGGTAAATAGTTATTCATCTGTTGTCTCCTGATCCAGATATTACACCACGTTTTTTTCTGTCTTGTAGCTTACTAAGATTAGTTTTAGCTATATCATTCATACTAACATTTAGATCTCTACACAATGCGGCAATGTACCACAGACAATCTCCAATCTCGTCAGCTATAGCTTTACGATCAAAGTCACCATCACGTAAGATCTTTTTTACTTTGTTTGCAACTTCACCTGCTTCTGCAGCTAATCCAAGTGCAGGATAAATAACAGCATGTTTTTTACTATAAATGGCAGTTTCAGCGGCAAGCTTTTGAAAATCATCCATATCCATTGAGTTATAATATTTAAAAGGTTCTATATTAGTTTCATTAATCACGGTTTACCTCACACTCTTCTACTATAATATCATCTATATCATACAAACTTGTCATAAGTAAATCTTGTATGACCTCACAATTGTCTCCGAACGTTTCTAAAAAGTTGGCCTCTGGGTCAACTATTATTCTTAAAGATATTTCAAACTCCATCGGAAAGACCCCTAGTTATACTCAGGAGTATCAGGCATGTCAACAACTAACGGTTCGATATTTTTAAGAAAATACTTTTTCCATTCATATGCAGAATCAAAATCATCAAACCAAAAATTATCTTCACCCATTACACCATCTATCTCTGATTTACAAACAAGAAAATAATTAGATCCTGTCGGTGCATCACTATCTTCTACATCTTCTACTGCTATTGGACCTTCCATAACACCCCACACTTTTACTTTCATACTATTTCCAATTTCTTAATAAGTCCATGTAGTGCTCAAGACTTATCATTGTTATCCAGGACTTTCTATCAGCTCGAAAGAACACTACTGGTTCACCTTTCCCATGCTTACTGGCTTGCTCCATGTAATCGTAGGCTGTTTTCATACCAGACTTTCTACGTTTAACTTCGATAGTTATTGGTAGCTTTTTTCTGGCTGCGGGAGATAGTTGAATATCTTCACCTGTGTCTCCCATAGTTGTAGACTTGATGTCATCTTCTTCAAACTCTGGAAATACTTCCAATAGTTTATCTCTGATTTCATTCTGTCCAGTTCTACCTTTTGCTTTAGCTGCTCTTGACATGACTTATTACAACCAAGATGGTTTCTCCATAACAGTATAGTCACCCCAGTTTGTACCATAATCAGATTGTTTTTCTGCCTTTGCAATAGTAGCTAAGGTTTTATGTAAATGTTTCATACCCCAATGCATAATCTCATTACCCATAATATGTAGATGAGAAACATACGGTGCAGTTTTTTCACAAGCTATAAAAGAAAACTTCTTTATATTATATCCAGCTAGCTTGCAAGTATAAACATAGTGAGCACCTTGTAAAAAATACCCATACTTCACACACTCTTTTAAGAAACCTTTAGGACTAGCATCCTGTGTTGTCTTAACATCAAACACTGTTTGTTCTGATTCAATCATTAAGTCGGGTCTTGTTTTAAGAGTAAGGCCTGAGATAGGATCTTCTGCAAAAATACTTACCTCGTTTAACCTATCTGGATGGTTAAGGTAAGACGCACAGACTGGATTCTCTAACGCACCCTTTGTTATACAGTTAGCTACGTTATATTCTACCTCTGTTAGAAGTATCTGGTCTTCAGTAAGATTTGCTTTTAAATTTTTATATGCAATGCTAGACTTAGTCTTTGGACCTTTTACTACTAGATCACGTTCTTTTTCTAACAGGTTGGCATGTACTGCACTTCCCATTGCAAATGCAGGATTGTTTGCATTACGTTTTTCACCTTTCCAATGTGCAAGTGATTTCTTAAATACAGCTTTCACTGCACTAGAAGATATACCATCTCGCATATGGTATTCTTGATTAGACATATTTTCTATTACATTTTCCATTCTATATCCTTAAAAGGTGGCTCCCCGAAGGGAGCCTAGTTGTTTTGGAGGAGGTTAAAACAACACTTCGCTTTGTTTTTCTTCTTGAGCTACAGGTGGTGGCGAAGCATCATCCCCTGCAGTATCTGCTACATAGGTAACATGATCAATAACTTTGACTTTGTCTAACCTAGTACCGACAATATTAGGTCGGCTTGTGTCGTAAACGGATAGCTCTACTTCTACAGTAGACCCATTACCAATGGTGCCGTCAGAACTGATATCCCAAGTAGAACCATCAGACTTTTGAACAATAGGTGCACCACTGTCCCAGTCTTTACCAGTGTTAAATTTACGTATAAACTTTACTTTAGTTCCACGTCCTTCTGCATCTGGCGTACCCTTCTTCATCGAACGTGAAGCTTTTAGGGTAGCTAGGTTATCATCATCCATAATGATGTCAATAGTGCAAGCACCATCATGGTCTCTGTAGACTCCGTCAAAACCGTCCATGTCACGGTTAGTTTCAAATACTCTTGCCCATTCGGCAATACCAGTTAGTTTAATTTTACGTGTAGCCATGTTGGCCTCCTTTACTAATGCACGTCACTATAACGTTGACCATACTGTATGTCAATACCTAAGTCAACATTTAATTTAAGTTTTTGGTTAAGTTTTTTTACAGCCCAGTTTAATGCATCACTGTGCTCATTTTGCTCTCCTTCTTTTACTAGGTTAATAGACTCGTCATGAAACTGACCAATGATATTTGGTCTACGTGTTCGATAATATGCAACCCACTTGTCAAAACAATATGCACCAGTAGATTGATTAAGTGTAGAGAACACATCTTTTTCATAACGAAGCGAATGCCAGAAACCACTTACAGGATTTTGTACCCACATCTCACCGTTGATCTGTCTTATCTTTTGATCCTCAGAAAACTTTTTTACCGACCAGTTTCGATTCCAATATGCATCAAGCAATGCTTGAGACTGTGGGACACTCATCCCTGTGGTTCGAGATAACTTGGCAGCTCCAACGCCATAGGTTGCAGAATAGTTGACAACTTTGTAGTTCTTACGTAGTGCTTTCAGCTCTGGTTTTGTTCCGTGGTTGTAAGCATCAATATCAGACTGCTTGATTGCCCCTGCATGTTTGGCTAAGTCAAGATGTGGGTCAAAACCTGCTTGAGACATTTCATGTACGTAGTCGGGATCGTAAGGCTGCATGTAATGTCTCTTAGTCGTATCCTCAAGGGAAGTCATATCCGCACCGCAAAGAACATAACCAGTTGGTGCTGTTAAGCAGCCACGTATCTCCTTGCCCCACGGTCTATCAATTCCTGGAAGATTAACCAAAGGTTTCTTATGCTTGAATCGTAAGGTGTTAGTAAGACCGTCAATTTCAGCTCTAACGTATCCGTCTTGTTCACACTCAAGAAAGCCTTGAAAGATTCCAAGTCGGTGTTGCATCACAGTCAAACCCTCAAGTACTTCTACCATTGGATTAGTTTCTGCAATTAGTTTTACTGAGTCTGTAAGTTCACCTTCCTTACGAACTTGTGGTATTTTTCTTTCTTCTCCTGTCTCCTTATTTTTGTCATACTTAAATGTGCAAGGTTCCCACCCTAAAGAGTAGAGCCAATCTTTTACTTGGTCCGTAGAGTTAGGGTTTGGATCTTCCCAACTTTTGATGACTTCAACTTCACCATCAAAATGTAAAGGCAAACCATTCTCTTGTAGGAGATCAAACCAACGTTGTCCGTGAGCCGATGCAGTGCCATCTTTTCTAAAACAATTCTTTGGTCTACTCTTTTTGGTGGTCACTTTCCGCTTTGGCATTACGCTAATTAGTTCAGCTTCCTTATCAGCTTTCTGTTTTGTAAGATCAGCAACACACTTCTCTGCCAACTCTACATCTAACTTCCAACCAACTTTCTCAGCCGCTGCAGCGCAATTCATCTTAAACTCTAGGTAGCGGAAAAATTTGTCGAGATTTACTCTGTCTTTATATATAAACATAAATCTTTTTAGGAGATCTTGCCACAAGCACGAGTTTATCTTTACATCTTCTGTACATCGGTGAGCATAATCCTCTTTTGATAGGTTATTCCAATCATTAATCTGCGGTTTGGGAATACCAAAGTCTTCACCAAATGATTCTAGACCATGCTTAGAACGGTTGTAGTTAAGAACCCAAGACATAGGTAGTGTATCAAATAGTTGAGCTTTGATCTTAATACCTAGTATCTTTTCTAGAAGTGGGATATCATATCTAATAATATTGTGGCCTATTAATCCAGGTTGCGCAAGCAATAGATTACGCATGTCAGAGTAGTCGAACAAAGTCTTGTACTCTCTACCATCATCAGTATAAGACAGGCAGTGTATTTTTGTTGCTTTGTCCAACAATCCGTTAGCTTCTACATCAAATACAATCATGCTGCCATATCACTCCTTTCGTATGGAATCTCTTCAGATAAGATCGTAGTCTCTGGGTCGTAGTAGACTGAGCCTGCTCTACCAAGTTTAGCAAAAGGTCGGTTCTTATCAACTATAAACTCAGTTGTATTCTGCAGAATCTCATCTTCTGATTCTACATCCCTTTCTATCTTTATACATATTATTGCCTCTTCTTCAAGAGAGGCTGCGTATTTTGTCCTACCATCGTCATTAACCTGTGATATAAATACCACACCTATGTTTAGCTCCTTGGCTAGTTGAGCCATGCGTGAGCCAAGTGTGGTCAGTGTGCTAGTAGCACCATCCACACCAGTGTTAGATAGGTATGCAAGTCTCTGAACATGGTCTACAAAAATATAGTCTGCACCAAAAGATGTTACAGCCATTCGGGTATAGTCCAGTAGACTCAGAGGATCATCATGAGACTGCATTTCAAAGATGATTGTTCTGTTGTTTTCTGAGTCAGCAATCTTGTTTGCTGCTTCTTCTACTTCATCAAGACTGTATCCATTGCGGTCAGCATCTTCGTGAGTTCTAACATTACTGCCTAGGTGATAGGTAGCCATAGCTCGAAGAGTTGTAGACTTCATCTCTTCCATGTGTAACAATGCTATCTTTACGTTCTCATTTTGAAGTAGTCCAGTCTCGAAGTATCTGATCACTTCAGTCTTACCAGTGCCACGAGGTGCTTTGATAAATGTTAGACCACCTTTGACCATGCCACGGATCTTCTCATCAAGACCTGCATGACCAGTGGATACATACTCGTATGGACTCTCGTTACGTAAGGCAAGAGAGAAGTCGTCACGAGAACAGAAGAAGTTCTCAGGGCTGTACCGTTGAGGCTTCTTAGCTGCCCACATCAAGTCTTTACCATCACCTGCCTGTAAGAAATCATTAGCATCTTTGTGCTTAGACATGGGCACGTACCAGAACTTATCTGGAAAAGCTTGGTATAACTTGTCTGCGGCTCTACGTCCTGCAGGATCTAATTCACCTGCATAGATAATCTCTTTGAAGGACGACAGATAAAGGTAATTATGTTTAATAAACTTCTCACCAATACTAGCAGATGGTAATGACTTTACAGGAAATGTCTTACCAAGTATCTGATACAGTGATGCAGCATCAAACTCACCTTCAGTAATGTAAATGCGTTGGCTTGTCCCTGCGTTAAACTCAGGACCAAACAGATGGTTCATACCCATGCCACGATCTTTTGTCCAAGACTTAGACTTATCATCTACCAGTCGATACTTGACAGTGTGTGGGTATTTATATGCATACCTGACTGGACGTCCATCATCACCAATCTGCAAGGCAATGCCGTACAATTCAGCAACGTCAGCATCTAGCCCACGTATACCCTCGTGAGTCTGCGACTCAATTTTTATATCCATAGGGTTTCTCCTCTCCTTTAATGGATACTCACTTTTTACCCAATCAAATACCTGCGGCATATCTTTCATTGGGTAAGACCTAGAACAGGAGTGACAGTGACCATAGCCATCATCATTCCAGTTAAAGGCATCACTTGATCCACACTCAACATACGGACATGCTAGATGTGGATTATCATTACTCGCCATTATTAGCCTCCTCTCGTTCCTTGGCTCTTTGTCTCTCTTCTTTAGTCATAGGGCGTATCTCTTTTGATATACCCTTTATGCGATCAATGTGCCATTCTTGTGGTTCTTGCTTTACCATAGTGGATTCATCATGTCAAACAATTTATACCAAGATGATCCCTCTAGTGCTAGCCACATGAGGATCGGTACACCAATTAGAAAGAACACGCAAGTTAAAAATGCCCACATGAGACCTTTTGTCGTACAATAGTTTTCTGTCATCTATTAAATCCTCTACTTGTTTGTTGAATCTGTGCGGATGTTTCGTCATCCCAACCATCTTGAATTGACTTACAACTTTCTTTTGGGCAGTCTGTGTATTTAGTTGCGTTAAAATATTCTTTACAGATGGGACACTCTATCTCTCTGTATCTTCTCATCATGCGTATGCCCTCAGTGCTATCCAAGATTCTGGAAATAACTCAATCATTTTGTCTCCTATTTGTTCTGCTACTAACCTAGTCTCATACTGAGTATCAGGTTTTAATCGTAGTCCACACATCTTTGAAAATGCATAGAGTGAACCTGACCAATACCATTCAGTCATTGTAGACTGTGGTAGTACCATACGTGCTTGTTCTGGAGCAATACCTTTGTCCAATAACTTTGAATATAAAGCACGGCACCACTCAGTAGTCTCCACTACATCATCTAAAAGCTCTAGATCTTCTTTTAAATCTATAAAACCTTCACTACCTTGTTTTTTGTCTTTTGCACGTCCACGCCATACATCGTCTTTAGGCCAATACCAATCAGGTTTATCATCCACATATCTACGGCTGATTTCATTCCAAGGCATGTACTCATGCTTCTGTAGCTGACGTGCTACAAAGATAGGAGCCTTAACATGAAACGTAGCAAAGGCATGATTGAATGGTGACTTGTGGTGATGCCTAGCTAGGTAATTAATTAACTTTGTATCTGTCTCTGGAAGAAACGGAATCATAGTGGGATCATCACCTAGACTTTCATGATTAAGAGGCTTACTATTTTTACCAAAGCTAACTCTAGCTGCATTGACCACGGATAGATCACTACCCATGTGATCAATGTATGTTACTTTAATCATTCCTACTCCTTATAAAATATGTGTGACCCTAAAGTCACAGTATGTTTATAGTGTTTACTCCAAAAAGGTTTAACATAGTTTGCATGGTAGTAGACAGATCCATCTGTATTGTCCTTGACATGCCCATACACTACTTTGTGTGCAACAAGCTGAGAGTCTAACCATGCTCGTCTTTCTCTAGGTTTATCTGACTTACCATCACAGTACCAACTAAATTGACACTTACCTAGACCTTTTTCTAAACCCTGATACACCACCTTACACGCATCGTTAGGAAACTTATCATCAGCTACACGATTAAGCACAACGTGAGCTACTGCATACTGTCCCTCTAACGGTTCACTACGTGCCTCATAGTACACGTTAAGTGCAATGCATGTAAGCATCTCAGCTATCATTTATTTACTCCCATGTTCATCGGTGCATAGACTTCACCATTATATTGACTGCCAGTCTCATTATCTACACCAAAGTTACACCATGCTAAGATAACTAGTATAGCCAGTATCCAATAGACCGCTGTCTTACTGTACTTGATAAACTTTTCATAGGTTTTCTTAGCTTCTATCTCTGCAAGTTCGTTCGGTGCTTTTCCTTTCATTCTTCTATATCCTTTCCCTTATGCTTCTTCTTTCTAGGCACTACACCCTTCTTTCTATCAGGTATAGCTTTCTGTTTATACTTTGGTTGCCGAAGGTCTTTTGCCATCGGGTTTTTAATGTATCGGTCCTTCATACCAGTCATCCCATACTTCACTAAGTTCATCGTGGAACTCTATATCAGCAGCCATCAAAAAGAAAAGAGCTGATAGCTCCACTGCATATTCATCTTTAATTTTACCTTGAGCAAACAACTTGCCATACTTTCTAAAAGTAGAGGCAGGTATGCTTCTCTCATGTTTCTTTTTCTTCATTGCCTTTGTCTCCTCTCCAATGCAGACTTTGCGGTTTTTAAACTAAATTTATTATACGGATTTAGACTGCTGACATTCTTGTGTCCAGTCACAGATTGAATGGCTAAGTGGTCTACGTCACTCTCAATCATCTGAACAATGGCGGTCTTACGCAGATCACCTACCCTCAGCTCATCAGGAAGGCAAGCAATAGCCTTAACCTCTGCCAGTAGTCCAGTCATCTGGGAAACTGTTAGCGGTCTGTAGGCACCGTCTGAGGCTCTGTGGTGAGGCACTACATACGGTTGGAAGTCCCAGTCACCCTTCTGTTCAGTGAGCATGGCAATTAAGTTAGGTGGTATCGGTAATTCTACCTCAGCTCCACGTTTAGTTTGTTTGATTTGTACAACTCCCTCATCAAGATCAACGTTGTCCCAAGTTAGATTGCGAATATCTATTGGACGTTGACCCCACTCATAGCACATCAATACGATCAACCCGATGTTACGCCATTCGAATTTAGTAAAGGCGGTATCGAGAAATGATAGTACCTGATCGTGTGTCCATACGACAGATCGTGGTTCACTGCTACGTTTCTTAACTTTAGCCATTGGATTAGTCACCATTATCTCCATTGATATGAGGTAGTTGATGAGAACTGAAAACACCCTAGCGTTATGGTTTGCATTCGAGGTGGATGTTTCCAGCTCCCACGTATCGTATATCTCAGAGCACATCGGTACGGTCAACTTGTTTAGCTTCACGTTACCAAGTCGTCTTCCCATAACAGACATACGACAGAAAGCTAATAGACAACACTCGTAGTTCTTTTGAGAGGAACTAGAGAGGGAGCAGAACTGGCGAGTGTGGAGATAATTGTCTACAGCTTTATTAAATTTCATATCTTTCCTATCCAATGTGAACAGTCATCATGTGGGTCATCTACTTCCATAGGCACCTCCTACATTAAGGAGCCTATAGTTATACTTAAAGTTTATAATAATACTACTATTAATATTAAAAAACTTTAAGTATACTTTAAGTATATAAAATACACTAATTTACTAATTAATCAAGTGTGACATGTCGTCACATATATTTCTTCCAATACTTATTACTACCATAATTGTCTGCGTAGTTGTAATACCTAGACATATCATCAATGTGGCACTCCTCCATGAGTGTGTGTGGGTTAAAGCCATACTGGTCAAGCAGCTCTGCAATCCTAGTTGGGTAGTCAACAATAATCTGCTCAAGAGCAAAAGTATTATCTTCATCGTAATCATACCTGTAACCATATTTGTCATTGCGTTGCCACAAGTCCTCAACCTTGGATGCATCACGCTCAAACACTAGACCAGACCAGTCAGATTGACACAGTGCAATCAGTAATTCATCAGCATAATCAAGGTCTTGCACCTCGTTCTTAGTGTGTTGATTGTAGTAGCCAACACTGATATTAGTGCACTCAGATACTACTGAAGCATACTCATTGCTATCGGTATAAGAACCAGTGTTGTCAGGTTCTAATAGTGGCATATTTACAACATCTGCAAAAGATTTTGCAAAGGCATCAGATGCAGTACGCAGTCCCATCTGGTGTGTGATCACAGAGTTCTGACCCTTACGATCAAAAGATATTACTGCGTCAATGTAACTCAGCCACTGAGGTTCAGATGCTACAAGCTGCTGACTACCCTGACACCCAGACTCTTCTGCTGCATGAATAACATAGACACCTTTTACACCGAACTCAATCATGCCAAGGATCAGCCATACACCAGTGGTGCAGTCAGCACCTAGACAATTAGAGTCAGCATGGTTAGATACAGACACTACGTCATTCATAATGATTAGCTTTTGAAAGCCATCAGTGCTATGCACAGTGTCATGGTGTGCAGTAAAACATAGATTAGGTTTGTCACCTATCACCTTGATATAATTACCAAACTTGTCAGGCTTGCCGAACGTAGGTTCGAGAAACCTCTTACAAAAAGCTCGCTGCGTAGCACTACCCTCTGGTCGTTTGTAACGCAACATTTCTACTAGACTATGCATTAGTCATCCTCCTCTTTTCTTTTCCAAATACCATCTGTTTCATCAAGCTCTAGCTCATCACCCTCAGCTTCTTCAATAGATATAGTGTCACCTACATGAGTGATAGCTTTCTGATCGGCAGCATATACCTCACCATCCCAATCGGATATGAAGTAAGTACCTGCATCAATAGCACGTTGACTGATATAGCAATCCTGATCCTCACAATAGTAGGCTAGGTCAGTGTGCCAGTACTCATCGTCATTATCACAGTACATGAAGTGATCACCATACTCAACAGCCCAATCACTAACACGCTCCTCAGTATAACCATTTCTACAACCGTAAGGTACATAGACCGTGTAAGACTGATCAACGTGATAATCTGCATCTGCATACTCGCAATAGAAATGCTCATCATAATAGCAGTCATTGCAGTAGTGCTGCTCAGTATACTCACTAAAGTAATATTCTGTCTCCATCAAACCACAACCACAATTATCACACTGACAATCGTGAACACTAAGTGTACCTGAGTAGCCACTGGCATCAATGTCACCAGCATCAGAGATGATAAGATACTCACCATTGTCATGTAATCTGCGTGGCTCAGGGTCAAGGTATGGTGCATAGAAAGAATCCTCATCATCATCGACTGGCTTACGCACTAGCCTAGCACCCTCCCATGCACCATCACAACCATACTCACCACCGTTGGTATTGATATGATGCTCTATCAAATCTATAGCTTGCTCTGACACACCATATATCGGACCGCCTCTGTACGTGCCATCGGGCATGACACGAACCACACAACGAGATGCGATCTTACCGTCTGCATCTTCTGACCATAAGATCTTGAAGTCACCACTTGCGTAGACTGACACTGGATGTACAGGCAAGTGATCGAAATCATACCGCATACATGATGATGCACTAGACTTACGTTGATAAGTGGTGTTGATATTGTCAGTAGGGGCTTGCGTCCATGAGTATGCTTTGACAAAGTCTGCTGCATCTGTACCCTCCTTGAGAAATAGCTTACGTGTAGCAAACCTGTTAAGATACATATCAGTAAGCTCAATAATCTGTTTATGTTCTAGCTCAGGAAACATCATAGAAAATGCACGAGCTGGCTTCATGGCAACCTCACGCTCACGCTCAAAGCGATCACGAGCCGATTGATACATGGTGATCTTAGGTGCAAACCGTTTGGATCTGCGAGGTGAGAAGCATCGCATACGTATTGTAATCTTGACCTCAGTTTTTACTGCAAGAGTACCTCCAGTCACTCGTGATAATGCTCGGTCAAACCATGTGATTAGTGTATCGTCACGGTCACGATTCCACATATTTACCTCATCGTAGTTACCCCATGCCTTGAGTACAGGGTCAATCTCATCAGGTGCAGACCAGTCACGTTTAACAACAAAGCCATTCTCCTGTGGCTCTGATACTAAGAACTTCATGTCATTGATCCAGATAGTACCACCAGTCAACTCTCTAGTGTTGTCGTAGTGTACATTTATCTGTGGCATATCCACATCGTAGTTCTTGTACAGCTCAAGTTGTGAAGCAAGGTGTGCATTGTATGCAGTGACCTTGTCCATATCATGAGGCATTAACCAATATTTAGCCATGTTAGTTCCTCCATTCTGGCTCTCTACCCCAACGCCATGTCAGGGTAATATTGTTTTCTTTCCAACGATCATTCATATACATCCGATACGCTTGATGCACGTCATCAACATCTGAATAATCAACTCCACGTTCTAAATTCCTAGCACAGTTGGCAAACGGTGTCAACCCCTCACTAGGAAAATATCCACTATCTGCATACTTTTGAAAGTCAGTAAGCAGATTAGCAGACTTGTGCAACCCATCCTTCTGTAAGAATAGGTGTGACATATGACTAAGCAACCACTTGAAGTTAGCTCGTGATTGCCTAGCCCAGATTGTACAAGGGTGGTTCAAGTATGCCACCTTGTACACCGATAAGTCAGTATCTGGACACAGTATACGCACTGCGGTAGACAACATTTGCGCAGATTCCAATATCATTTTGTTCTTGCGAATGTCGTCTAACCACTGTGCAGACTGCATCGGACACTTATCCAATGCAAATATATTCATGTATTAATTACTCCCATCACCCATGCTTTTATTGATTATAGCTTGTGCAAAGTCATTGAGCTTACCACTAAGCCATGCATTGTCGTCCTTCTGAGCTTGCTTGAGCTGCATCAACTCAGCCTTAACCTTGTTATGCTCAGTCTTAAGCACCTTGAAGTTCTTAGCTATTCTCTCAGCTTTAGTTGGCATAGGTAGACGCTTTGCAACTTTTAGAGAGAAGCCATGCTTTCTAAGCCACAGAATAAGCGCAGATCTGTGCATACCGAAGTGGTCACACACTTCCTGTTGTGTTATAGATGGATTGCCCATGTACATTTGACACGCTGCAATTTGAACTTCTACATCGAAACGATTACCATTTGAATTACCCATAATGATCTCCTATAATTTGGGTTTAAATTAAACTGCGAACTTCCGCAGTCACGTTATAGTCTGCGACAAACCATCCACCATTGAATGATATACTGTACAGACCAAAGTTTGGATCAGACTGTTTAATTGCTGATACAATATCAGACAGACTTTCACCAGACATCTTTACAGTTTTGGTATCACTACCATCAAAGTACGTACCCTCAAGCACGTACTCATCCACCATCTTTACAGCTTGAGCAACCTGAGCATAAGCATAAGCTGCTAGTTGTCTTTTCCAAAACGGTGTAAGTTTAGGCTTACTTGCACCAAACTTAGAACGTTTTACTGACAGAATTTTTTCTGTTTCTTGTAATTCATGTATCAACATTGTTTACAAACCCTTCATTCGTTAGACACAATACGGCTGACAGTATCCTCTGCAAACTTTATAGTACCATCGGGTAGATGCACCTCAAGCTCCATGTTGGTATGCCCGAAGTCACTATCCCTGCGTTGCAATCTACACACGATTTCATTTAGACTACTACCTGTTTCATCTAACATTACTGGTTCTTCTGCACCCATTGGGTAATACCAACCAGTTAAAATTACACTATGATTTTCCATTATGTATCCTCACCATCATTAATAAATACTACAATTTTAAAACCGAAATTCTCAGTTTCATAGTCCTCACCCTTGATATAATCAAAAATTATATCTCGCATGATGTCAATATCTGAGCAATCAAACTCAGTTAATTCAATTTCTTTTATTGCCATTTATATACCTTTCACAAATTGAACGGATGCGTGTGATGACAATGACTTTACCATTGTCACCATACAACACCCACTTTTTACCATTATATACTAACTTCATGATCTTCATACTCATCCACAAATTCCACATTGTAGTCAAGTATCTCAACCCATTTAAGTCCATACACGTGTGCATAGTAACCGTTTACGTGTCCACTTGACGCACCATGTCTAGGACAAGTCGCATTTCGCAATACGTCTGGCTCACCACGAAAGTTTTCTATCGGATCATTCAATGATACTGGTTGCATATCATCCTCAGTTACTAGGCGAAATGTTGCCCCATTAAAGTTTTCTTCAATCATGTTATACTCCTTCTCTCTAGATTAACATGAGAAAACACCTGACAAAATATTATCAGGTGTTTATTCGGTTAACCATCGATTAATTATGCTAGATCATAATCATAATCTTTTGGATACATCTCACCTACAAAACTTTCCTCATCAAAGTTATGGAATTCATCACTTTCACGAATTCGATCAAAGCAAATAAACTTATCATAATCATTAGTAAAATACCGGATGCAATCACAATAAGTTATAGCCTTTTGATAATACTTATTCCTCAAATCTCTTTGCTTTGCTCTATCGGATCTTTTGATACAATAAATCGCTTTTCTTTCCCATTGATAAACTATGTTCATGTTTTCCCTTTCTCTAGATTAACATGAGAAAACACCCGACAGAATACTATCGGGTGCTTATCCAATGTTAAGCAAAGTGTTATATTATAACATTACGCTGCCGCTGTAACGCCTTTTTTATCCATAATCTTTTGATTGTTTAATTCTTTTTGAACCACTTGCAATGCTGCAATCATAGCACCAATACGCTCTGGATTGCGTTTTGCTACACCTTGAGCATACTTAACTGGATCAAAATCTACTACTTCTGTTTCTGTTCTAAATGCACTAGACCATTTAGATCCACGCATTGAAATACCGTCTGCTACCAACTGATTAAGTGTATCAACTGCACTATTTGTAAGTGTAGCATTTTTAGTTTTGATACGATATTGATTAGTCTTTTTATCAATATTAATATTAACACCTGACCAGATCGATCTGATAGTCAACTCAAAATTATTAGCACCGTCTTTTTTAGATTTAATCTTATCTAACATCATAGCAATAATCGAAGTATCACCAGTTTTGATAGCATGGTTTACAGCATCAAGAGTGTTTTGACCCATTGCAATTCCGTTGCCTAAGTTACGTGAAAAGTTACCTACGAATTTTTTAATATCTTGCATTTTAATCTCCTATTAATGCAATTACTGTTGTCGATATAACATCATGTTATACCGTCAATATACTTAATAAATATATTGAGAGTATAACATAGGGCATCAAGTATAAAACTTAATGCCCTAAAACTTTTCATCTTATAGCGTTTATTCCCTAATGTTTTGAACCATAGTCAAAGGCTCAAAATAAATAGTCGCTTGATATAGAAAGTTTGCCCATACCGCACCACTATTTAGAACTATTACTTTTTTCATTTCTGGTTTTGCATTTGTCCACCAGTGACCCGTCCACCTTGCGTTATAAAGTTACCGCTAATAGTTGGCATCTGAAAAACTCTTGCGATTTTTCTCGACTGTTTCCTAGTCTGAAATCAATACTTTTTTGATCCTAACTTATATGAAACCACGGAGAACATGTAGAAATAAATTCCCTTATATCAGCTATACCGTAAGCGAATAACCTAGTTTATCGGTCAATGCAGCGTTACCATAACTGCATATTGGTTTACTGTAACTAAATGTTACTGGATAGATCTACTAGTTAAACCACCAATTGAGAATAACCACTCAGTGTAGATCTAAAATGTCAAATATCGTGGGCTTAAAGGTAAGGGCTGAAACTCCGACTACTGCCTTGCCATAAACAACAGCTAGTTCGGTATTTTCAAAGACAAGAAAAAAATTATAACCTATTGATTTTAAAAGAAAGAAAGTTGAAATTAAAAGGTCACAACTGTTGACCTAGCTAATATAATAATCCAGCCAGATAGCTCTAAAAAATCAGTGAAAAAATCAGTATGGGTATACATAACTTTTCAGTTTTTCGCTCCAGCTAGTAAATGTTATGTTATAACATCCAGAATAGCAGCTATTTAATAATATATTGTATAATTTACTGAATAAAATCAGTTAGTTACCTTAAAAATTACGATAGTTTCTACAAACGGGCTAAACGCAATGTTATAACATAACGGCCGTATGGGTCACACGGGGTATACCCGTACGTATATATGCCCAATGACAGAGATGTGATTTTTTAGTTTGGACAAAATGTCGCACCTTTTCCCTAAAACTAGCTGTTAACCTTTATTTTGTGATCACAAATATAAAAACGCAACGTCATTTAAAATAAAATTAAAAAAGTAGTTGACTTCGGGGGCAACATACATTATAATTATACTTAATGTATACTTAAAGTAACCTTAAGTTTATTAATTACTACTAATATTAATAGTTATTATATACTTTAAGTAACTTTAAGTATACTTTAGTCATTACTAGAAACGATAAGAAAATAAAAATTAAACTTTTTTTGTCGTAGCACATAAAAAGTGTTGACTTTACCAAAAAATTTAGGTATAACTAGATGAAGAAACCAGCAATGTATTCTTCTGACAATGTCGTAGAAGAATTTTACAGGGCATTAGCTTCAGAAGATGAAGGTAAACTACGTAGAGTACACATTCCTAGATCCGATGTGTTCTACATTAGAGAAAAAATACGAAATGATACAGGTATAAAGTACTCTCTAGACAGGGTAGAGAGAGCTATGTACCTTGAAGGTCATTTAAAAGCACGAGATGTACTAGATCCTAGAAGAAAACGAGATTGGGAAGACTAAATGGTAGTAGACTTTGACATTGATGGTGATGGAAAGGTTACAGAAGAAGAAGTAGCCATGAAAGAACGTATGCTTGAGATAGAGCTACGTGAAGAAAAGGCAGAATCACAAAAATTTATGGCTTGGGTAGCTATGGGTATGATGATTATTTTCACTATCTTCTTATTTACCCCATTAATGTCAGATTCTAGAGTAAATGCCCTTGCAGATTTGCTTGGGCTATTTTATATTGCACAAACTGGTGTAGTAGCAGCCTATATGGGCGCAACAGCTTATATGGCAGGTAAGCCAATGGGCAATAAAATGGCAATGAAAAAGGATATGAGATAATGGTGGAGGAAAAAAAATCAGGGTATCATCCTGGAGGTAGAGTAAGAGGAAGACCTGTGAGAAGGGGTAGACCTACTCAAGCTAGACCTACATCAAGAAGAAGACAACAAGTAGCTTCTAAAATTAATGCACCTGGAATACGTGAAACTTTAGCTAAAAAAAGAACTATTAGATCTACAGGAAGACCTTCAACAAGAAGGAAACCTCCATCAAGAGCTAATCCAATAAGCAGATTTAATCAAGCTAGCAGAAGAGCTATGGGCAGATTTAACAGGAGAAAATAATGGGTTTTAGATTAAGTCAGAGATCACTGGATAAATTAGAGGGTGTACACCCAGCTATGACTGGAGTTGTCGAAAGAGCTATTCAACTTACAGATGTAGACTTTGGAGTTACGCAGGGTATACGTACTCTAGATGAGCAGAAGGCTAATGTAGCTGCAGGAAGATCTCAGACTATGAAATCTAAGCACTTATTACAGGATGATGGCTTCAGTCATGCGGTGGATGTAGTAGCTTATGTAGGATCAGACGTATCCTGGGAGTTAAACCTCTACGATAACATCTGTGACGCATTTAAAAAGGCTGCAGAAGAAACTGAAGCAGCCGTAAAGTGGGGTGCTGCCTGGTCTGAGGGAGATATTAGGTCGTATCCCGGCACAGCAGAGGATGCAATGATGGCATACGTAGACTTACGTAGATCACAGGGACGTAGACCTTTCATTGATGCACCTCACTTTGAGTTAATGTAGTGAAAGAGTTTTTATTAGTTATAAGTATGTGGGGCAACACTGGTGAAGAGTGGGTATACACAGGTAATCAGTATATTATGCAGGAACTGTTTACTGAGCAACAGTGTGAAATAATTGCTCAAAATGCAAACTGGGAAAAGTATGAAGAGAATGAATACTTAGGTTTGCAGTTTGATTGTTTTAACAAAGCTGATAGGCAGTGGAAATAGTAGTATGGAAAATTTAAAACTTCCAGTAGCTCTTGTAGCTGCAATGGCTATACAACTGGCAGGTGGTGTTTGGTGGGTATCTCAACAATCAGCCACTATAACTTCTTTAGAAGAAACAGTATCTCAACTAGGATCTCGTATGGCTATTGAAGATAACATAAATCTTAAAAGAGATGCCAAGCAAGCCTTAGATGAAATAGAAGAGCTTTGGGAAGAGACTCAATTTCTTTGGGAAGAAGCTAATAGTATGGCTAAACATATGACATCTATTATAGAACTACAACAACGTATTGCCATAGTAGAAAATACTTTAACTTACGTGAGTCCTTAATGAGATGGTTAATATTCGTTTTATTCTTATCTGGGTGTGGTTTGAGTACTCTCCTTCCGCTAGGCGGATCAGGCGGGCCTACAGTAAATTCTAATGCACAGATAGGTGCAGAAAATAGGCAGTCTGCAGTAAGTGTTGAGCAAAATACAACTGCAGGTAGAGATGTAATTTCAAAAGAAGTAGAGACAGGATCAGTGGGAAGCTTAGATATTATAAATACAAATATACCACCTTGGGTTATGTTACTCTTAATACTTGGTTGGCTACTACCAACACCTACAGAAATAGGCAGAGGTATAATGAATTTTATACTAACTCTATTTGGTAGAAAAGATAATCCCAAGTATGAAAGATATAAGTAATGAGAAATTACAAAAACGAGTATAAGAAGTATCAAGGTACATCTGTACAGAAAAAGAATAGGGCTTCACGTAATGCAGCTCGCAACACGTTGAAGAAAGCAGGAGTAGTAAAAAAAGGCGATGGCAAGGACGTAAACCATCGTAATGGTAATCCCAGAGACAATAGGTCAAAGAATCTATCAGTTACAACTAAACGTGCTAATAGGTCTTTTCCTAGAAATAGCAGAGCAGGAAAAAGATAATGACGACTAAGCGTAAAAGCACAGGGATGAAGGGTCTGACTATTAAAGGGGGCCATAAACGTCCTACTAAAAAAGGCGCTGGTATGACAGCTAAAGGTGTAGCTGCGTATAGAAGAAAAAATCCTGGGTCTAAACTTAAGACTGCTGTTACTGAAAAAAAACCATCAAGTAAAGCTAGGGCTGCAAGACGTAAGTCTTTCTGTGCTAGATCCGCAGGACAAATGAAAAAATTTCCAAAAGCAGCTAAAGATCCTAATTCAAGATTAAGACAGGCTCGTAGAAGATGGCGTTGTTAGATGTGGATTGCATTCGTACTTCTTTGCAGCACACCTGCAGCAATATCTTGTGAAGTGTTTCCAAAAACAGAAGCAACTTTTCCTACAGAACAGTCTTGTTTTGATGAAGCATCAATTGTAGCTAACTATTTTCGAAGTAGAGGTTATCTAGCAAGACCACAGTGTATAAATGTTAAAACAGGAGTTTCATTATGAAGATGATAAGATGGTTATGGAGATATTTTAGAAGAATAGGTTGTGCAATTTTAAATAAAAATTGTGGACCTGAATGCAACTGTAAGGCGTAGTAACATGGCTTTAACAAAACAAAATAAAACTAAAGTTAAGAAAGTAATTAAAGGTTTAAAGAAAGCCTCTAAATTACATGCAGGTCAAGCAAAGACTTTAAAAAAAGTAAGTGGAATGTCTAAAGGTGGTAGTACAGTCAACAAAGCAGGTAACTATACCAAGCCTGGGATGCGCAAGAGTTTATTCAACTCAATCAAGGCTGGAAGTAAGGGCGGCAATCCAGGCCAATGGTCAGCCAGAAAAGCTCAGATGTTGGCTAAACAGTACAAAGCAAAAGGCGGAGGCTACAAGTAGTGAAGGCTCCTCAAAAGTCCCTAAAAAAGTGGACAAAACAAAAGTGGCGTACAAAGAGTGGCAAGCCTAGTTCTAAGACTGGTGAACGTTATCTACCTACTGCGGCTATTAAGTCTCTTAGCAGCGCTGAGTATGCAGCTACAACCAGAGCTAAACGAAAAGGCAAGGCGGCAGGTAAGCAGCATGTGGCTCAACCTAAGAAGATTGCAAAAAAGACCAGAGCCTTTAGGAAATAAACATGGCGAAGAAACCAGATCCAAAAGTAGGAACAGGTAAAAAACCAAAAGGGTCTGGACGCAGACTATATACGGATGAGAACCCAAAAGATACGGTTCCAATTAAGTTTGCTACTATGGCTGATGCAAAAGCTACAGTAGCTAAAGTAAAAAGAATAAAAAAACCTTATGCAAGGAAGATTCAGATCTTGACAGTTGGTGAACAACGTGCTAAAGTAATGGGAAAGACAGCAATAGCAAATGTCTTTAAACAAGCTAAAGCAGACTTGCGAAGGAAACATAAAAAAGATGCCGTATCTACAAAGTAGTATACCCTACTTCAAAGCATGGGTTCGTAGAGAGTATACAAAAAATTTAGAAGAATACCACGGAGAGTTTTTACATGCTATGGTAATTGGTGTAACCACCATGCCAAACAGGACTCTAAGTTTTCAAGTTATATTTACAGGTTGTGAGTCAGATTTTGATGACTCAGAAAATGTACATGGTGGTGCAATGTGGGCAAGAATGCCTCTAACAGCACTCGTGGCAGATACCCCCCTAGAAGAATGGCCTACAGAGTTACCACCATATTTAGCACAACCCTGGGATTGTATGTCGCATACACACTCAGTATATAAATTAGAAAGAGCTACACCTGCTCCTTGGATAGCTAAGGTAGATGGTGAGTTCTATCCTGCAAAATATTACTTCACTGTAGACTACACAGATAACGAAGTAGCAGACGATCCTGCACAACATAAACAATCTCATGTTTTAGAATTGTTAGACGCAGGTGAATACACAGGTAACATGGTTGCGTTGCCCAATAATAGAGTGAGAGTAACTCACCCAGCTTGGTTTGAAACTGGACAAGGTGCTCCAGATTTTAGACCTAATCAAAATATTTATAACTCAAAAGAAAACGTAGACTATGTATGGGATACGCAACGAGTGTTTAACAATTTATATAGTGAGGAAGAACAATGAAACCAGATTTTTTAGATATTGATAAAGACGGTGATAAAAAAGAGTCTATGAAAAAAGCCTCTAAAGACCGTAAAAAGAAAAAAGGAATGGCTAAAGGTGGGGCTATGATGAAGAAAAAAGGTATGGCTAATGGTGGTGCTATGATGAAAAAGAAAGGCATGGCCAAAGGCGGAGCACAAATGAAAAAGAAGGGTATGGCTAACGGTGGAGCCATGATGAAGAAAAAGGGTATGGCTAACGGTGGAGCAATGAAAAAGAAAGCTTACGCTAAGGGTGGTAGAGTTGCCATGTATAACGTAGGTGGAATGGTTAAGTCTTCTGGTGAGCTTAATACAGGTATTGCTAGACCTAAAAATACCTACAAGTAAGGAGTAATACAATGGCAGGTAAATACGATGGTATGACCTTTAAAAAAGCTTTTAATGCCGCACGTAAAGAAAAAGGTGCAGGTAAAGTTTTTACTTATAAAGGTAAAAGATATACTACTAATTTAAAAGAAGAAGAAAAGAAAATTACAAGACGTAAATCAGGTGCTCCTAAGAAATCTCTTAAACCTAAAAAACGTCCAGGTTCAGGTAGTGTAGCTGTAGAAAAAATTACAGTCACAAAACTTCCACCTGCTTTTACTATTCCAACTAAAGGTGCTCAAGCTAAGATGAGTATTGGACAGCGAGAAGCTTTATCTAAAAAAATAGATAGGATAGAGAAAAAAATGAGAAAAGATTTTAAAGATAGTCCTAGTTTAGTAGATGATATTTTAAGAGCAATAAAAAACTTTAGAAGAAAAAATCCATCTGCTAGTCAGGTTAAAAAAGAAAAATCTAGATTTAAATCGTGAGGAATAGATGAAAATAGAAGGTGATAAGGTAGTAGATCAATATGGTGCCATTCTTGCAGAGTATATTCGTGGAGAATGGCACACGAAAGATCCTGCTGTATTAAATTTTGTAAAAGATACAGAAGAAGTAAAAGTACGTGCTCGTAATAAAAAGGGTCAACTAATTGGAGACGATCCTTCTACCCCTGATATAAATGAAGCTTGGACTACCAAGGTAGTTAAAAAGGTTAAAGGAAAGTCATAACGGGTTTGCATTTTTATCTATAGTAACTTACTATAAAATATAGTATAACTACTCCTGCCCAGTTAGGGCTAACATAGGAGTAGAAAATGATTAAACGTTTATTTAATAGGATAATAGAAGCAAGAGCAGAATCAGCAAGACGTAAGATTGCAAAAATGCAACTTTACAGAATGACTGATAGAGAGCTAAGAGACTTAGGAATAGGTAGATGTGATATAGAAAGGGTTGTACTGACAGGTAAAGCCCTTTGAAAAGTACAATAACTTCTTTAATGATTCTAGGAGTACTTTGGGAGGAGGCTCGTGGACCCAGTTACAATAATCGGTGGAGCTACCGTAGCGTTCAATGCATTGAAGAGAGGCTTTCAGGTAGGTAAAGATCTGCAAGATATGTCAGGACAGTTAACTCAATGGGCAAGTGCTATGAGTGATCTGTCCTACGCAGAGCAAAAAAACAAAAACCCACCTTGGTGGAAAGCACTTAACGGACAATCTGTTGAAGCTCAGGCTTTAGAAATATTTACAGCTAAAAAGAAAGCTGAAGCCATGCGTAAAGAACTTAAAGACTGGATTAGTTTCAGTATGGGTCCATCTGCATGGGATGAGCTTGTAGCAACTGAAGGTAAAATACGTAAACAAAAGAAAGAACAAGAATATCGTAAAGCTGAAATGCAAGAGGCAATCATAACTTGGGGTCTTTCAGGTTTTATACTCTTACTGTTTATAGGTATTTTTTCTTTCGTAGTATATATGGTGAAATATGGCTAGAAATTTAACAGAAAAACAACAGAAGTTTTTAGATGTATTGTTTGAAGAAGCTGGAGGTAATTTATCTACAGCTAGAAAACTTGCAGGTTATGCAGACGGTGTATCTTCAAAAGCAATTGCAGAGTCTCTATCTGAAGAGATTGCAGAGCTAACTAAAAGATTTATTAGTTCATCGGCTGTAAAAGCTGCATATTCAATGTTTGAGGTTATGAACAATCCTACAGACTTAGGTAATAAAGAAAAGATGGCAGCAGCAAAAGATGTTTTAGACCGTAGTGGTTTTATTAAAACAGAGAAGGTAGAAGTATCTGCAGCTAACCCACTATTTATTTTACCACAGAAAGCTAATGAAGACGAATAAAACTTGGAAGCTACCCAAACCTGTAGAGGTAGATGGTAAGTATGAGTGGAGACCAGTTGTAAGAGTTGGAACTCACGTACCATTTGGATATAAACAAGATCCTAATGATGAGGATATACTACTACCAATTCCAGAAGAACTAGAGTTATTTGAAAAAGCTAAAAAGTTTCTAAAGCAATATAGTTACAGAGAAGTTGCAGCTTGGCTCAGTACTCAATCAGAACGATACATTTCTCATGTAGGTTTATATAAGAGGGTAAAAATTGAGCAACAACGTAAGAACGAAGCTTCAACTCAACGCTACCTTGCCAAAAGGTACAAAGAAGCGTTACAAAAAGCGGAAAAGCTCGAAACCCAAAGACTTGGTTACAGAGAAAAAGTTAGCTCCAGCCCAACCGAAGCCTGAAGAAATAGACTTTGAAAAAGCTAGAGAGATAATATTTGAACCTAATGTTGGACCTCAAACTGACTTTTTGGCAGCAACAGAACAAGAAGTTTTATATGGAGGAGCAGCAGGTGGTGGCAAATCTTATGCGATGGTTGCAGACCCAGTGCGTTATTTGGGGAATCCAAATGCACGAATGCTACTTGTTCGTAGGAGCACAGAAGAGCTTAGAGAACTTATATCAGTAAGTAAACAACTTTATCCTAAAGCTATTCCTGGGATAAAGTTTATGGAAAGAGATAAAACTTGGGTAGCTCCATCAGGTGCTACATTGTGGATGTCCTACCTCGACAGAGAGGATGATGTCATGAGATACCAAGGTCAAGCCTTTAACTGGATTGGCTTTGACGAACTTACACAATGGCCTTCACCTTATGCATGGAACTATATGAGATCACGTCTCCGTACAACAAGGGCTTCAGGTTTGCCACTGTATATGAGAGCGACTAGCAACCCTGGAGGTCCAGGACATCAGTGGGTAAAAAGAACGTTTATTGACCCTCAAGTTCCTAATAACTCGTTCTATGCTACTGATGAAAATGGAGAGGTGATATCGTGGCCGAAAGGTCATAGTCGAGAGGGTGAGCCTCTGTTCAAACGAAAGTTCATCCCTGCCACCCTCTTCGACAATCCGTATCTGGCAGATGATGGTTTATACGAAGCTAATCTTCTTTCGTTACCTGAACATCAACGTAGACAACTACTCGAAGGTGATTGGGATATAAATGAAGGCGCAGCTTTTCCTGAGTTTAACAGAAACATACACGTAGTAGAACCTTACGAAATACCCTCTAATTGGATACACTTTAGAGCTTGTGATTATGGTTATGGTTCATACACTGGTGTTCTTTGGTTTACTATAGTTCCTGGATCTGAACAGCTAGTAGTATATAGAGAGTTATATGTATCAAAAGTTACAGCTACTGATTTAGCCGATATGATACTAGAAATAGAGGGTGAAGAGGGAGAAAAAATACGTTACGGAGTTCTTGACTCATCTCTCTGGCATAAACGTGGTGATACTGGTCCAAGTTTAGCAGAACAAATGATTCTAAAAGGTTGTAGATGGAGACCTTCAGATAGATCAAAAGGCTCTCGTGTAGCAGGTAAAAACGAGTTACACAGACGATTGCAGGTAGATGAATTTACAGAAGAACCCAGACTTGTGTTTTTTTCTAATTGCACTAACCTTATATCTCAGTTACCCTCTATTCCGTTAGATAAAAAGAATCCAGAGGATGTAGATACACACGCAGAAGACCACTTATATGACGCATTGAGATACGGTATAATGACTAGACCACGAAGTAATATTTTTGATTTTGACCCTGCTGCACAACGTACAGGTTTTCAAGCATCAGATCCCACATTTGGATACTAAGGAAATAAAATGGCAGAAGAAAATTTTGAAGAAATGATTATGGACATGGAACAAACAGTGTCTATAGAAGACGTTGTAGAAGAAGATTATTCAGATCCACTTACAGGTCATATTGTACAGTTTGTTAAAGATAGGTATAGTAAAGCTGATACAGCTAGACAAATGGATGAAGAACGTTGGATTCAAGCTTATAGAAACTATCGTGGATTATATGGACCTGATGTACAATTTACATCTACAGAAAAATCTCGTATCTTTGTAAAAGTAACTAAAACAAAAGTTCTTGCAGCTTATGGTCAAATAGCAGAAGTACTATTTGGTGGTAATAGGTTTCCAATCAGTGTTGACCCAACAATTTTACCAGAAAACGTAGAAGATACTGTTAGTTTTGAAACTAACCCTGAATTAAAGAAAGCAATTGATTCAAATATGGGTGAGTTACTTCCAGGAGAAACTATGCCAGAATTTAAAGAGCGTCTGGGTGCTTTGTCTGGTACATTAGAGCCTATTATTGATGATGTAAAACCTGGTGCAGGTAAAACTCCAACTGCAGCTCAACTGCATCCTGCTGAAGTTGCAGCTAAGAAAATGGAAAAGAAGATACATGATCAATTAGAAGAATCTCATGCAAAAAAACATTTACGTGCTGCTGCTTTTGAGTCAGCACTTTTTGGTACAGGGGTTATGAAAGGCCCATTTGCTATAGATAAAGAATATCCAAATTGGGATGAAGAAGGTAATTACTCTCCTACATTTAAAACAATTCCTCAAACTTCATCTGTGTCTATTTGGAATTTTTACCCAGATCCAGATGCTGCTACTATGGAAGAGGCAGAGTATGTTGTAGAAAGACACAAGATGTCACGTTCTCAAGTACGTGGTTTAAAAAATCGTCCATACTTTAGAGAAAATGCAGTAGATAATGCCCTAAAACTTGGTGAAAGTTATCGTAAACAGTGGTGGGAACACATCATGGAAGATAACTCAGAAGAAGATAGAGCTGATCGTTTTGAAGTTCTAGAGTTTTGGGGTTTTGTAGATAAAGAGATGATAAAAGATCAGGGAGTAGATATCCCTAAAGATTTAGAAGATGCAGATCAACTAAGTGTAAATATCTGGATTTGTAATGGACAAGTATTAAGACTTGTAATGAATCCATTTACTCCAGCTTATATACCTTATTTTGTAGCTCCTTATGAGATGAATCCATATAGTATTTTTGGTATTGGTATTGCCGAAAATATGGACGATACTCAAACACTTATGAATGGCTTTATGCGAATGGCGGTAGATAACGCAGCATTGTCTGGTAATCTACTAATTGAGGTAGACGAGACTAATCTCGTCCCAGGGCAAGACCTCTCCGTGTATCCAGGAAAAGTGTTTAGGAGACAGGGAGGGGCACCTGGTCAAGCTATCTTTGGAACTAAGTTCCCCAACGTATCTAACGAGAACATGCAGATGTTCGATAAAGCAAGGGTATTAGCTGATGAATCAACTGGTTTTCCATCTTTCGCACATGGTCAGACAGGCGTTAGTGGAGTGGGTCGTACTGCTTCTGGTATTTCTATGCTTATGTCTGCTGCCAACGGCAGTATACGCAATGTAGTTAAAAACATAGATGACTATCTACTAGCACCACTAGGTAAAGCCTTTTTTGGTTTTAATATGCAGTTTGACTTTGATAAAGAAATTAAAGGTGACTTGGAGATAAAAGCTCGTGGTACAGAAAGTCTTATGGCTAATGAAGTGCGTAGCCAACGCCTTATGCAATTTATGCAAGTGGTATCAAACCCTGCACTCGCTCCATTCGCACGTATGGACTATATTGTACGTGAAATTGCTAAGTCAATGGATCTTGATCCAGATAAAGTTGGAAACAATATGGCGGAAGCTGCGATTCAAGCTGAGATTTTAAAAGAGTTTAGAGAAACTAATCCACCTCCTGCACCACCTCCAGGAGTAAATGCTCCTCAGAACGCACCTGCTGGCGCACAAGTGCAGGATACTCAAGGTAGTGGGGGTGGTACTATAGGAACTGGAACAGCCCCTCAGCCAGGAGAACAGGGCTTCTCAGGTAATACTGGTCAACAACAGATACAATGAAACTAGTCGTGAACAATACTTTAAAACCTTTCGTAAATAATCCAGAGTTGTATAATCCATTTCTGGAAGAGATAGTTATTAGAATAGATAAAGTTCATAAACGTCTTGAGCAGCTTAACGATATAGAAGAAGTATATCGTGCTCAAGGTGAGATACGTATGCTCAGATCAATGTTAAGACTTAGGGATGATATTAATGGCTAATACAGCAGAACAGATGCATGAAATAGAGCATTTTAATCAAAATACAGATTCACCTAAAAACATTCAAGAACAGATGGGAGTACTTGGTTATACTCCAGAAACAACAGATAAAAATTCATCTCGTATTCTGCCTCCCAATATTAGCTACCCTGCTCCTTTTCTTTCAAAAGATTCATCTAACATTAAAGGTTTAACTTACGGAGAACTTATTGTTGATAATATACTATTTTTAGATAATAATTATGAAAGTAGTATAGAAGGTATTTATAATAAATTTAGTGAAGATAAAAAAGGTTTTTTAAAAGCACTGGGTCAAAGTATTTATGACTCAGCCAAAAAATTTATGTATGAACCCTCAAAAATACCAGGAACTGATACATATATTCCTGCAGAATTATCAAGAGGACAAAAAGTTGGAGAGTTTGTTTTTGATTCTTTAAAAGATATAAAAGATGCAGTTGTAAGACTTTCTTCAGAAGATCTTGATGCTAGATTACAAAATATGTTTAATGTTAATTCTAAAGATGCAACTAACGAACAAGTATCTCAAGCTAGAGAGTCTGTTATCGTGGATACACTTGCTGCACTTGAACTTATACCTGCACTTGGGCCTACTGCAAAAGTTACAAAAGAAACAATATCTGGTGCTGTAAAGCTTGCAGATAGAGTTACAGTAAATCCAAGTGCATTAGGCACTATTGGGGGAAATTTTGCGTTAAGAACTCCTGGAGAAACTGGTAATTTTAAAAGAGCTATAGATTTTTTTAAGAAAAAAGGTGGTACTGATCCTAATAATTTTAAAGATATAAATAGAAAAATGTACAATAAATTTGGTTGGTACATTAATCCTTCTGATGGACAATGGCGTTATCAAATATCAGATAAGAATTCTAAATTAGACCTTAAAAATTTTAAAGTACAAATTAGAAATTTAGGTCTCAATGAAACTAAAACTTTAAAACTATCTGATATTTTAACACATGATCAATTATTTAAAAGATACCCTCATCTAAAAAATATTAATGTTCAATTTGAAAATAGATTTAAAAACCCAATTACTGATGGCTTACCATCTTTAGGATCTTTTTCTGGGGGTGATAATCTAATAAAAATAAATGTAAATAAAGATAGAGGAGTTGACGTATCTAATCTAGGAAATAGTGCAAGTTTTAAAGCTACTTTATTTCATGAAATACAACATGCAATACAAGAGTATGAAGGTTTTATTCCAGGCACAAGTACTATAAATATACCTATTGAAGTAACAAAAAAACATTCAACTATGTTAGCTAATAATCTTGATTTTAATAGAAATCAAAGAAAAAAAATAATTGAAGAAATTGAGGGTTCTGCTTTAGAACACAAAATTAATACTGATACTTTATTAGCACATTTTTTACAAGATAGGTATCTTAAAACAGGGGTAGTGTTATTTACAAGTGAAGACGAAGTAATAAAAAAGTTTGCTGATGCTGTAGAAAAAGTAGGTTTACCTCCTAATATATTTGATGTTCCACCAGGATCTAGTAAAGCGTTTTTAGATTTAAGTGATGATTTAAATAGATTAAGAAATAGTTTTTTAGATGATGTAAAAACAAAAAAAGCAATAGGGTATATTGAAGATTTACTTTATAGAGGATCAGGTGGAGAGCTAGAAAGCACTGGAGTAGAGGTAGAACTTGATAGTGCTCAAAATAAATTACGTTATCCTTTAGATGTAGAACAAGATATAATTAAGGCAAGAAAACTTGAAGATTTTGCAGGTAGTTTAGATGAAACAGCACAACAAGCTCTAATTCCAGAAGATCCTGGCTATTATAGAAGACAAACTTATAGAAAAGCTAATCCAGGCGTAGTTGATGTAAAAGTTGATATTGATTTGACTAAATATAAATATCATAAACTAGATCAAATTCCACCTGCAAAAGATTTAAATGATCCAGAATATTTAGCTTATCAAAAATTATCAAAAGAAAGTAGTGCTGTAAAACGTAGAGATGCACGTACTAAATTTCTTTTAGATAATATTATTAAAGATAACTCTCAGTTAAAAAAAGTAAAAAACCTTAAAAATGGAGATACTTTTTCTTATACACTTCCAAATGGAAAAACTGTAAAAGTAAAATTTGATAAGGTAAAAACACAAAAAATTAAACGTAGTGATTTAAGTGAAACAGATGATACACTTATTATTAAAGATACTAGACCTAATAAATATAAAGAGGAAATGAGTGATTTTATCATACCATATGCACGTCTTGAAATTATTGATAGTGATGCACCAGACTTAGAAATTACAATACCTAATCTTATAAAAAATAGTGATCTAGTTAAAGACGGTAAAAATTTTAACCTATTAGATTTAGGGGATACTAGACCCGAAGAAGGTGCTTTTAGTAAAATAAAAAGTTTATTTGGATTTGCCGAAGGAGGCGACACAGTGAAACCAGAACCAAAACCAGAAACCAGACCTTTTCCTGATGTTAAACCACAGGCAAAACCTGACTCGGATGAATACAGAGGTCGTACTTATGATATATACTCTGTAGAAATTGATGGAATAGAAACAAATGTTATTGAGTTTAAAGACGGTAAAAAAATATCTGCACCTCAAATACGGCAAATGTTTGAAGAATATAAAAGTGCTTCAGAATCAATTCCAGGAAAACAAACTTCACAAGAAATATCAAAATTTCTTGAGGATAATAATCCTACGTATGATGAGTTTATCAGACACTTTACTGCTAAAAGAATAAATAAAGGTGGACTGATAGGAGATCAAATGGAAATGGCTTTTATGAACGAAGGTGGCCTAACAGATGACGGTATGGATGTAGATCCAGTATCAGGTAATGATATACCTTCAGGTTCTATGGCAGAAGAGGTACGAGATGATATACCTGCACAGTTGTCCGATGGTGAATATGTAGTTCCTGCTGATGTCGTAAGATACTACGGTGTCAAGTTCTTTGAAGATCTTAGAGATCAAGCTAAAATGGGTTTAGCTCAAATGGAGGCCGATGGTCGTATAGGTGGTGAGCCTGTACCTGCAGGTGGTCCAATAAATACTGAAGAGCTATCTCCAGAAGAGATGCAAGCTATACAAGAAATGATGGGTATGTCTGAGGGTGGTTCTGTAAATGCTTTGAAAACACAACAAGAGCTTCTTGAACAACCAGCTAATAAAGCTGTAGGTAATCCACAAATGATGTATGGTGGTGGTCAAGTTAGAGGCTATCAAAACTCAAGTCTTGTTGCACAAGCAGAGTCTAATTTATTAGGTGGACAATCTCTATCTCAGGTTGAACAACAGATGCTATCTGCAGCAGGAAATAAACCTTATACAGGGCAACCTTTAGGTTTTTCCCTTTTTGGAGGTTCTAACACTGGTGTAAAACAAGATCAATCTCAAACTTCTGCTTTTACTCCTATATTTTTATATAATAAAGCTGGTCAAAATAAATATGTAAGTAGTGAAAAAGAAAAAGCAAAGGCAATAGCTGATGGTTATACTATGACACTAGAGCAGTACAATATTTATAGATCACAATCTGGTGGTTCTGGTGGTAGTGGTGGTAGTAGTTCTACAGTAACAACAGGTGATGAAGATAAAGAAATAAAATCTTGGGGTCAAGCTGTAAATTGGAATAATGTAGATGATATTAAACAATTTGTAGCTCAGGCTGAAAGAGGTAATCTATCTGGTTCTGGTAGATTTTTAAGAGGTGCAGGTTTTGCAATTGCTGGATTACCAGGTGCAATGTTAGCAGGAGCATTTCAAATTGGTAAGGGTTTAAATAGTATATACGATATGGAAGCTGCAAAAATTATTGCAGAGGCAAAAGGACATACCGAGTTAGCTACTGAAATACAAGAGGGTATAGATACTTACTTAAAAACTGCAGGTGATATTGCAAACTTTTTATATAAACCTGAAAGTAAAGCTGTTATGAGAAGAGTTGATGGGGTGTTTGCAGGAACTGGTTATGAAGATGTTAACTCATGGGCAGCAGGTACTAGAAGAACAATAGTTTCAGATTATAAAAAAGGCAAAGAATTTGATAGTAAAAAATCTAAACAAGCAGGAGATAAAAGAAAAAGAAAAGCTATGAAAGCTTTTAATAAATTACAGAAAAATAAAGATAGTTATATAGCAAGCTCATCTACTCCAGGTGAAACAGCAGATAATATATCTCAATTAGAAAAATCACTTTCAGCATCAGCACAAAATCCTTCTGGTACAATAAGTTTAAACAAAGGTGGATTGATGCAAAAAAAGAAAAAGGCAAAGAAATAATAAGGCTACTCAGCTTCGGCTGACCCCAACATAAAAAGGAGAAAAATATGCCTGAATTAGCAGAAGTAGAAACACCAAAAACAGCAGGGTTTGTTGATAGAGGTTACAACTACGAAAAGAAGCGTAAGCAAATGGAAACGGAAGAAGAGGAGATTCGTAAACTTGAAGCTGAACAACGTGGAGAAACAGACGAAGAACAGCAACCAGAAAAAGAAACTTCCAAAAAGAAAGAGACCGATACAGAAGCTAAAGAAGAAACGCTATCTGCTGAAGAAAAATCGTTTAAAAAGCGTTATGGCGATCTAAGACGCCATATGCAAGAAAAAGAAAAGGAATGGGAAGATAAGTTTAAAGCCTTTGAGAAACGATTAGAAAAAGAATCTATTGTACCACCTAAGTCTGATGAAGATATAGAAGAGTGGTCTAAAGAATATCCAGACGTAGCAGGTATAGTAGAAACTATTGCTGCTAAAAAAGCTCAAGAGATGTTTAATAAAGCTGAAGCTCGTATGCAAGAGTTTGATAAAATTCAAACAGAAGCTGAAAGAACTAAGGCTGAAAGTATCATACGTAAATCACACGAAGACTTTGATGATCTACGTGCATCTGATGAATTTCATAACTGGGTTGAAGAACAACCTAAATGGGTACAAGATGCACTGTACGAAAACTCAGATGATCCAGCCTCTGTAGTTCGTGTTATAGATCTATATAAAGTAGATAAAGGTCTAACTAAGAGTGCAAAGAAAGCAAAAGCTAAAGATGCAGCCTCTACAGTCACAAAACGTAGTAAAACACAAGTAGATGTAGAAGATGCAAATGACGTAATTCGTGAGTCAGAAGTTGCTAAAATGTCCGATAAGGAATTTGAAGAAAAGTCTGACGATATTAACAAAGCTATCCGTTCGGGTAAATTTGTTTACGATGTATCTGGCAAAGCTAGATAAAACTGTTGACAAATTAATTTTCAGCAGTATAACTATGGGTATGTTGACAAAAGCCTCTTTTTGACTACCTTTTGTCGCACCCAAATTCATAAAAAGTCTAAACTAAGAAGAACTACCTGGACAAGTATAGGCCCAGTGGTATTTGCTAGCGCAAGTAAGTATTAACTGCACCCTAGAAAACGTACAGCCCCTTTTAGATGTTTAAGCTTAATTCAAGCCAAATATCAGGAGGATTTTATCATGGCTTTTACAACCGCAGGAGGATACGGTAACTTACCTAACGGTAATTTTTCCAGTGTCATATACTCCAAAAAAGTACAGCTTGCATTTCGCAAGAGTACAGTAGTCGGTGATATCACTAATTCAGATTATTTTGGGGAGATTGCTGCCCAAGGTGATACAGTGAAAATCATCAAAGAACCTGAAATCTCAGTAAGCGCATACGCTCGTGGGACTCAGGTAAATGCACAAGATCTAGACGATGAGGATTTCTCTCTAGTCGTTGACAAAGCAAACTACTATGCTTTTAAAATTGACGACATTGAAGAAGCTCACTCACACGTCAACTTCATGGATCTTGCTACCAACCGTGCAGCATATCGTTTAGCTGATCAGCATGACCAAGAAGTACTTGGTTATCTATCAGGTTTTAAACAGTCTGCATTACATACCGATGCTGATACAGTCAATGACCAAGTAAATGGTACAAAAGCTGTAGCAAGCGCAGGTTCAGACGAACTGCTTTCTTCAATGAAACTGAAGAAAGGTGACTTCGGTAACATCACAACAACTTCTGCAGGAGATCACTCAATTCCTGTAGCAGCACGTCTACCAGGTGCAACTGCGTTGCCAACAGCAACTGTTTCCCCTGCGATGATTATAAATCGTATGAAACGTTTGTTGGACCAACAACAAGTTGATTCACAAGGCAGATGGCTAGTTGTAGATCCAGTATTTATGGAAATCTTAGCAGATGAGGATTCTCGATTCTTAAATGCTGATTACGGTGAATCAGGTGCTCTACGCAACGGCCTAGTGCTAAACAACATGCATGGTTTTAGAATGTATGTTTCTTCAAACCTTCCTCACGTAGGTACAGGTTCAGGAACTTCAGGTTCTGCAAACCAGAATGCTAACTTTGGTGTGATTGTTGCAGGTCATGATTCTGCTGTTGCAACTGCAGAGCAGATCAGTAAGACTGAAACATATCGTGACCCTGACTCATTTGCAGACATTGTTCGTGGTATGCACCTATACGGCAGAAAGATTCTTCGTCCAGAAGCAATCGCAACTGCTAAATATAACGCAGCGTAAGGGGAGATTGAATTATGGCTTTAGGTGATAATACACTTCAATCTGCTCGGGGAGTGAATAGCAACCCAGGTAGAAAACCCTACATGGTTCAAACTGTTTTGAATCTTGCAACTGCTTTGTCTGACAAAGGTTCTGCTCTTGCAGCTTCTGATGTTATTCCAGTAATTGCTGTCAAAAAAGGAACTATGATCATTAATGCAGGTATCGAAGTTGATACTCAGTCTGATGGTTCTACATTAACTCTAGATCTAGGAACAGGGGCAGATGCCGATTGTTTTGTAGATGGATTTGATGGAACATCTGCAGCAGGAGTTGTTGCTCAAAATGCAGCAGCATATCAACCATTGATGACTACTGCGGATGACAACATTGACCTAACAATTGCTACACTATCTGGTGGTGCAGTTACTACAGGTAAGTTGCGCATCTGGGCAGTTATGATGGACTGTACAGACATGGGTAAAGACGGTACTGCTCAAGAAGTAGATCGTGATACACTCGCATAACTAACTTAAGGGGCAGGGCAACTTGCCCCTTTAACTTACTGATATGATACTTACAGCTAAAAATAAACATACAGAATGGGACATACGTGTTTTTAATTTAGATGAAGTATATTGGGAATTAGATGAAGCTGCTAAAAGAGATTTAAAATTTTTAGAAGCTATAAAAAATAGCATAGATAATAAAGGGATGCTTTGGCCTCCGATAGTGTGGACACAAAAAACTTTTTTAAAGTATTTTGAAGATCAACCAAATAGACAAGATCCCATGAAAAGAGTAAACACAAATTTTATTTATCGTTGTGCAATAGGTAATAATAGATTTAATTACGCAAAAGAAAATGGATATACACAAATAGAATGTGTATTTGTACCTAAATGGCAAGATAAAGATACAGTTTTAAAAATTACTCAAATGGAATATTGCGTAGATTTTTAATAAAATAAGGTAGTTATTTATGGCAACTTATATAACACTCGTAAATCAACTTCTTGTTCGTCTAAACGAAGTTACATTAGATACAGCAGGTGATGGCTTTACTACGGTACGTAACGTTCAAGCACTGGCTAAAGACGCTATTAATAACTCTATTAGAAATATAGTACAGACAGGACAAGAGTTTCCATTTTTAAAAACAACTAATACACAAACATTGGCAGCAGGTACTAGGCAGTATGCTTTTCCTGCTGATTTTGCTTCTGTAGACTGGGATACTTTTTATTTAAAAAAACTAGGGTCTGCAAATAATACACCCAGTTTTCTTCCTACAATATCTTTTGAAGAGTATACTCAAAGATTTCGTGGATTAGATGATGAAGGTGATTCTGGATCTGGTATATCAGCACCAGAACGTGTATATCAAACGTTAGAAGCAAAGTTTGGTGTAACACCCGTTCCAGATAACAGCTATGAAATAGAATATGTGTACTTTTCATTTCCTGCTGATCTGTCTGCTTTTAATGATACATCTGTAATACCTGATAGATTTAACCACGTTGTTATTGACGGTGCTATGATGTACATGATGAGATTTAGATCTAATGATCAAAGTGCCGCCATACATCAACAAAACTTTCAAGATGGTATACGATCTATGAGACGCATACTTATGGATGATCCACTTGATGTTAGATCTACAGTAATACAAAGAAATAAAACATTTAGTAACACTATTAGTAGTATCATATAATGCCAGAAAATTTAGCCTCATTTAAAGTCTTCTGTCAAGGTGGACTAAATACTAGTAGGGATGTGCTATCTCAGGGTGAAAATCAACCTGGATCTGCTACTGCACTTATTAATTATGAACCTGCTGTTACTGGTGGTTATAGAAAGATAAATGGATTTGCTAATAACTATGGCACGGTTACAGGCACAGGAAGTGTATTAGGCGTTTTTGTAGCAGACGGTATTAATGATGGTATACTTGCTTGTAGAAAACCTTCTTCAGGTAATAATTATTTACATAAATGGAATAATTCTACAAGTTCTTGGGATGCTGTAACTACCTCTGGTTCACCTACTATGGTAGGTGTTAGTAAAGTTAGATTTTCTAAATATAATTTTGGATCGCCAAAAGTTGTTTTAACAGATGGTATAAATCCTGCAGCTACTTATGATGGTTCAACATACACGCAGATTACACACTCAGATGCACCAACAGATCCTAAGTTTTCTGCGATATTTCAAAACCACTTATTTTTAGCAGGTGATCCTGCACATCCAACTAAATTATTTTTTAGTGCTCCATTAGCAGAAACAGATTTTGCGTCAGGTAACGGAGCAGGTGTAATAAATGTAGGTTTTCCTATAGTTGCAATTAAATCATTTAGAAACGAGCTGTTTATATTTGGCTCTACTAATATTAAAAAACTATCAGGTACTGCACTAGCTAATTTTGCAGTACAGACTGTTACAGATGATCTTGGTTGTTTAGCTACAGATAGTGTTATAGAAATTGGTGGTGATCTATTATTTTTATCTCAAGATGGTCTACGTCCTATTGCAGGTACAGCAAAAATTGGTGATGTTAATTTAGAAACTGTATCTAAAAATATTCAATCTATTTTTACAGATATTATTTTTGATATTGATCTTGAAGGTTTAAATGCAGTAGTAATTAGACAAAAAACACAATTTAGATACTTTTTTTCAGGTAGTGATACTCAAGGTATTATAGGTGGATTTAGACAAACACCAAATGGATTGCAGTTTGAATATAGTCAAATGTTAGGAATTACGGCTACTTGTGCAGCTAGTGGTTATATAGGTCAAAATGAATTTGTATTACATGGCACTTCAGATGGTAAAGTGCAGCAACAAGAAAGCGGTAATAGTTTTGCAGGAGATCCTATATTTAGTGTTTTTCAAACACCATTCTTTCATATGCAAGATCCAGAACAAAGAAAAATATTTTATAATGTAGCTACGTATTTACGATCCGAAGGTGATAACTCAATAGTAATGTCAGCAGTGTATGACTATGAAGACGTAGATACACTAAATCCAACTAACTTTAATTTATCTACAACGGGAGCTGCAGCATTTTTTAATGAAGCACTTTATAACAGCACTGCAATATTTGATGGTAATCCATCGCCAGTTCAAAGAACTAATATATCAGGATCAGGCAAATCCGCATCTTTTAAATTCGTTACTAATGATTCCAGTGCATCACACAGTATACAGGGTCTAGTGATTACATTTGGAGTAGGAGACAGGTTATAACATGGCAGGTTATTCAAGACAATCAGCAGCCGATATTATCGCTAATGCGGTTATTAAAGCTGCACCAGTAAATGCAGAATATAACGCAATAAGAGATGCGTTTGCTTTATCGGGTGGACACAAACACGATGGTAGCTCTACTGAAGGTGCATATGTACCTCTTATAGCTGACACTGATGCGTTAAACAAAGTAGTAATAGATACATCTAACAATCGCATAGGATTTTTTAGTGAGGTATCGTCTGCTGCAGTAGAGCAATTACGAATACAAGATGGTGCTATTGTTCCTGTAACTGATAACGATATAGACCTTGGTACATCTAGTTTAGAGTTTAAAGATTTATATGTAGATGGCATAGGCTATATAGACACTGTACAAATACACGAAAATGCTACCATTACTGGCAACCTTACTGTAAACGGAAACACCACTCTTGGTGATGCGGCTACAGATACTGTTACTGTAACTGCTGACGTTGCCTCTCCTCTTATTCCTTCTGCTGATGACACACATGACCTTGGTGCTGTAGGTGCTGAGTGGCGTAACTTACATATAAATGGCACAGCAAACATAGATGCTCTTGTAGCCGATACTGCTGATATTGACGGTGGTACAATTGATGGTTCAACTATAGGTGGTAGTACTGCTGCTGCAGGTAGTTTTACTACAATAGGCTCTTCTGATTTAGCCACATTAAACTCACTTACAGTAACAGGTGCTACTGCTCTTAATGGTGGTCTTACTATGGACACCAACAAGTTTACTGTCGCAGATACAAGTGGTAACACTGCAATAGCAGGTACGTTAGATGTTACAGGTCAAACAACTGTTGCTAACTTTACAGCTACAGGAACTACCACATTACCTGCTACATCTTTTGGTGACAATAACATTACTAATGTTGGAGATATTGCTCTAGATAGTATTAGTGCAGATGACTCTACTATTACTATTACAGGCAATACTACATTTGCTGATGGTTCTTTTAACTTTGATATAGCTTCTCATGACGGTACAAACGGCCTTGCACTTGGCGGTGTTGTAGTAACAGCTAGTGCAGCAGAACTAAATAAATTAGATGGTGTAAATGTAACAACTGCTGAATTAAACATATTAGACGGTGACACTTCAGCTAGTTCAGTAACTTTAGCAGATGCAGATCGTTTTGTAGTAAACGATGATGGCACAATGAAACAGGTTGCAGCTACAGCTATCTCTACTTATGTAGGAAGTTCTATTACATCATTATCGAATCTTACTACTACAGGTGCTCTTAATTCTGGCTCTATTACATCTGGTTTTGGTAGTATTGATACTGGTTCTAGTACAATTACCACTACAGGAAATATTACTGGTGGTAACATTATAATATCTGACGGTGGTAATATAGGTTCAGCTAGTGACACAGATGCAATAGCCATTGCTTCTGGTGGTAACGTTACTATGAGTCAAGACTTAATTGTTACAGGAGACTTAACTGTTAATGGTACAACCACTACGGTAAATACTACAACTGTTACAATAGATGATCCTGTTTTTACTATTGGAGGTGATACAGCACCTGGATCAGATGACAACAAAGATCGTGGTATAGAATTTAGATACCATACAGGTTCTGCTGCTAAAGTAGGATTTTTTGGTTTTGATGACAGTGCAGGTAAATTTACATTTATACCAGATGCAACAAATAATAGTGAGGTTTTTTCAGGTACTGCAGGAACAATTGTAGCCAATCTTGAGGGTGCTGTTACAGGAAATGCTTCAACTGCTACAGCATTAGCAAATACCAGAACTATAGCAGGTCAATCTTTTGATGGTACTGCTAATATATCTATTGCCCCTACAGATTTAACAGGGGTAAATTCTACTGCTACTGAATTAAATATTATGGATGGTGACACTTCTGCTACGTCAACTACACTTGCAGATGCAGATAGAGTTGTTGTTAATGATGATGGCACTATGGTTCAAGTAGCCCTTACTGATTTTGAGACATATTTTGAAGGGGCTTTAGACACCCTTAGCAACGTAACAACGGTAGGTGCTCTTAATGCAGGTAGCATAACAAGTGGTTTTGGGGCTATAGACAACGGCTCTAGTGCAATTACTACAACAGGCACTATAACTTACGGTAGTTTATCTGACGGTGCAATTACTGTAACTGCTTTTGTTGATGAAGACAACATGGCATCCAACAGTGCTACACTTATTCCTACTCAACAATCTGTAAAAGCTTACGTAGACTCAGTAGCAGGTTCTGCTAACAATGTTACAGGTCTTAACGCCACAGGTGCAGAGCTTAACGCAGTGGCAGATTTTAGTGCAGTAAGTGTTGATACAAGTACAGCTATAGCTAACAATGATGCTATACTAATGTTTGATAACGGTAATGAAATAGGTTATCGTGATGTAGATTTGCTTGATACTTACTTTGCAGGAACAACTAAAACTCTAACAAATAAAACCCTTACATCTCCTGTTGTAACTGGTCTTCACCTTAATGACTCAGGTTTTACTGTAGAGGGTTCTAGTGCAGATGATAACGAAACTACAGTTAGTTTTACAAACCCAACTGCTGATAGAACAATTACAATACCAGATGCTACAGGCACAGTAGCATTACTTTCAAGTGCTCAAGACTTTACAGCACAGCAAACTTTTAGTGCAGGTATGGATATAGATAATGACCAGTTTATCGGTTGGGGAGGCGGTTCTTCTAGACCTGCAATTACAGGTAACAAAACTAGTAATAAAATGGAGTTTTATGTAGGCGGTAATGAACGTTTAGATTTAACTACAACAGATCTCACATCTTCTTTAACTGGATCTTTTAAAGTACCTGTAGGAACTACAGCACAAAGAACAAGTTCTGCTGCTAATGGTATGTTTAGGTACAACAGTGATGATGATGCATTTGAAGGTTATGCAGGAGGTGCTTGGGGTGCTATCGGTGGCGGTGGAGATTCACAAACAGCTTCTACATCAAGCACTGCACAAACAGCTATTGCAACCTACACAGCTTCTTCATCATTAGGTATTGAGATTACTGTTGTAGCTACAGATACGGTTGCTACAGAAAGAACAATAACAAAACTACTTGTAACACACGATGGATCAACAGCAGTAGCTACACAGTACGGTGAAGTAAACACTGCAACTGCTATGGCTAGTTATGATGTAGATATAAACAGTGGTAACGTAAGATTGCTTGCAACAGCAGCATCGTCAAATGCAACTAACTTCTCAGTCAATGCAGTTGTATTAGCATAATAAAAAGCCAAGTGGAGAGTGAAGCGTGGCAAACGATAAAGACTTTAAAGTAGGTACAAGTATAAAACCCAAAAGGTATCTTGAAGCTCTGGGTACTATCTCTTCTAGTGCTACTTCTTTTGATTTAGCTAATACGTCTTTTTCTAATAAATCTTTTACAACATCAAGTCAGATTGAGATTGAGCATGGTATAGCTTTAAATACTGACGGTACAAAAATGTTTGTAATTGACGTTGGCTCTGGAGATGACATAAATGAGTATGCTTTAAGTACAGCCTTTGATGTTTCAACAGCTTCTTTTACAGACAGTTTTTCTTTAAGTTCTCAAACAAATCAACCCTCTGATCTTCATTTTAAACCTGATGGAACATCTTTTTTTATATCAGATAGGCAAACAGAAGATATATTTCAATATAATATGACTTCAGCCTTTGATGTTTCAACAGCTAGTTATGCTAATAAAAGTTTTGCTCAAGCACAGGATACAAATATTTGTGGTTTAACATTTAGTTCTGACGGTACAAAAATGTACATTGGAGGACTTATAAATGATGAAATATTTCAATACTCATTAAGTTCTGCTTTTGATGTCTCGACAGCCTCTTATGATAGCGTTTCTTTAGATATTAGTAGTCAATCAAGTGCAGCATTTAGTATAACTTTTAATAACGATGGAACTAAATTATTTGTTTTAGATAACACTGAATTTATTTTTCAATACAACTTATCAACAGCTTTTAATTTAAGTACTGCATCTTACTCAAATATATCTCATCAACTTACAGAAGATACATCTCAAAATAAAGCTTTAACATTTAGTGCTGATGGTACAAAAATGTATGTTACAGGTAATAGTGTTGGGAAAGTATTTCAATACTCTACATCAGTTAATATAAACAGCTTAGATTTATCTACTGGTTCAGTTTTTAATTTAACACCAACATCCAGTAGTAGAGTAGATTTAACTAACCCTGCAGCATCAGGTACAAATTCTGGTGCTACTTTATTAATTAATGGTGCAGGAACTACGGCTGATATAACAGCTATAGCAAATGGTAAAACAGCCTCTGCTGAAGGCAGTAATGGTCCTAACGCATTTTCAAGTAATCCTACTTGTTTTGTTTGGAAACCAGACGGAACTAAAATTTTTTATCACTTATCAGGAAATAGAGACACATACCACGCTACTCTTTCAACTGCTTTTGATCTTTCTACTTGGACTAATGTAGCTTCTAATCCAGTTACCCCTAGTAGCTCAACAATTTTTGGAATCGCATTTAATGATGACGGTACAAAATTTTATGAAAATAATGGAAGTCAAATTAGACAGTTTAATCTTTCATCAGCATATGATCTTTCGTCAATAGGTAATTCAGATAGTGGTGCAGATGAAACATTAACTATTTCAGGCGGTAGCTCTACAAGTTTACATTTTGGTAATAATGGAACTCGTTTATACGCTTTTAAAGAAAATACATCAAGTAGTGGTTTTTATCAGTTTAATTTAACAACAGGTTATGATATTTCTACTGCTACTCAACAAAGTTTTGGTAATTTAAATTTTAAAGTAAAAACGCATAGTAATTCAACTGATGACGCTGGAGCATTAGTCTTATCTGAAGATGGAACTAAAATGCTTGTTGCAGGTAGTGAAAGTAATACTGCTGTAATATATCTATATGAATTAAGTACTCCATACGAAATTTCTTCTATATCTCTTTCTAACAGTACAGCTAGTATGACAGATGAAAAATTTATAAAAGGTATTGGATTAGCTGACAGTGATAAAAGATTTTATGTAATAGGTTTTAATACAGATGATTTTTTTGAGTATTCTGCTGCAAGTGATTTTACTATAACATACAATAGCAGTATAAAATTTTCAGGAGGTACAGCCCCTACTTCTCCTGCTACAGGTGAGACAGATATAGTTACATTTGATACAACAGATGGTGGTACTACTTACCTTGCATCTCATGCAATAGATGGAGCTAAGTAATGGCTAACGATAAAGACTTTGTTGTAAGTAAAGATGTAGAAATTGGTAAAGATAGTAAAGTTACTATTGGCACTATATCAAACAACGCTGTTGATTTATCTTCAGGTAATTTTTTTACAGATACACCTGCAGGTGCTGTTACTTACACATTTAATAATCCAGGTGCAGTACAAACATTTCAAATGAAACTTACTGGTGGATCTTCAGCAGCAATTACGTGGCCTAACTCAGTAAAGTATGAGGGTGGTACAGCACCTGTTGCACCTGGAAATGGTGAAATAGATACGCTAACATTTACGACAGATGACGGTGGTACAACTTATATTGGTGTATTAACTGGTCACAATTTAAGCTAATACTGGAGAGTGAAAGTATATGGCTACGACTAACTTTAAAATAAAAAATGGATTGTTATCTAAAAGATATTTGCAAAGTAAATCTGCTGCTACCGTTATAAGTGCAGGGATGTCGTCTCTTATTTTGCAAACTACTGGTAATAATAGTAGTTGGGTACAAAAAACAACAGATATTTCTACATATGGTGGGGCTACCGTAAGACCAGTGTATCACTACGATATGATCTCAAGTGTATTTACAGCAGACCTGCAATTAGATAATATTGTTGTAGGTAATGAAACTTATAATTTTAACAGTAATGCTACAGGTTGGCAAACTACCACTACAGACACAGCTATAGGAAGTTATGATTCTGCAAGTTTTACTAATGTTTCAACAGGTTCAACTTCAGGAAGAGTTCTTAGAGACTCAGGAGGAACTCCTTCTAATGGTACAGGAGCTACCACAGATGCAGATGGTAATGGGGCTGGTGTTGGTTTTTATTTATATTTTGAAACTACAAACCCTGCTAACAGTTCAGCTTATGACTTTCTTCTTAGAGGACCAGAAGTAACATTACCAAGTAACCCTACTTGGACTTGGTTTGAAAATAGAACAGGTACAGGTATGGGTAATCTTAATGCCTATCTTTTTGTGTCTGCAGGTATTGCGACTATAGATTTAAGTCAAGGAAGTTATTTTACACTTTCGTTAGGATCAGCAACAACAGCATCTTTTTCAAATCCACCTGCTACAGGTAAAGCCTACTCTTTTGCTTTAGAAGTAACAACTTCAGGAGATTATGCAATTACATGGCCTACATCTATAAAGTGGGAGGGTGGCAGTGCTCCTGCTAATACAGCATCAGGAGCAACAGATTTGTACACATTTATAACAGTAGATGGTGGCACTACATACTTCGGTAAAAAAGCTTTAACAGGAGTAGCATAATGTCACTTAGTAAAATGATAATGGGTCAGTCTGGAAATCAAGGTTCAGGTGCAAGTTTAGATGTAGATGATGTTTATAGCACGTTTTTGTATGAGGGAACCAATAACCCAAAAACAATTACCAATGGCATTGACCTTAGTAACGAAGGTGGATTGGTTTGGAGTAAATCAAGAAGTCACTCAAATGGACATGCACTTGTAGATACTGAGAGAGGCGTAACAAAATATTTAATATCTGAAAGTACAGACGCAGAAACTACGGATGCATTAACATTAACTTCCTTTAATTCTGATGGTTATACTCTTGGTAGTGACAGTAACTCTGATAGATTTAATAGAGATAATAGAGAATACGTCTCTTGGACATTTCGCAAAGCCCCTAAGTTTTTTGACATTGTGACGTATACTGGGGATGGCAGTTCCTATCAAACGATCTCTCATAATTTAGGCACTACTGTTGGTTTTATTATTATCAAAAACCGTAGCCGTAGCGGAGATAATTGGACTTGTTTTCATAGGTCATTAGATGCTAACAAAACGTTATATCTTAATACAACTGCTGCTGTTTCAAATACCGCAGCAATAATAAACGTCTCGTCAACAAGTTTTGACGTTGAAAATGGAACATTAACCAACCAAAATGGGGATAGTTATGTTGCGTATATATTCGCACATAATGACGGTGATGGAGAGTTTGGCCCATCGGGTGACCAAGATATTATTAAATGTGGAAGTTATACTGGGAATGGTTCTACTGATGGCCCTGAGATAAATGTAGGTTTTGAGCCTCAATTTGTAATGATAAAAAGGGCAACTGGTGGTTCGGCAGGTTGGTTTGTACTCGACAATATGAGGGGAATAACAGCTAATGATAATGATGCTTATTTAGAATGGAATACTTCTAGCCAAGAATTTGATACGTCTGAGTGGTTTGATTTAAGACCTACTGGATGGAAAAACAGAAGAGATTGGACATTAACAAACCATTCTGGCTCTGAGTACATATACATGGTAATCAGACGTGGCTCACTAGCTGCACCTACTAGTTCTAGTCAAGTGTTTGAAGTAGACAACGCAGGTTCTACAGGTGACGGTGTTGATCCTAAATTTAGAAGTGGGTTTCCTGTAGATTTTGCATTAAGAAAAGATACAGGGTCAGGTAATTGGGAGGCACTTACACGTTTACTACAAGGAACTTCTTTACGTCCAAATGATACTGATGCAGAGGATAGTGGATCAGGTGGTGATCAATTTGATTACATGAATGGTTACAATACAGGAACAAACACAGACTCTTCTTTATACAGTTGGATGTGGAAACGTGCTCCTAAATACTTTGATGTGGTTACTTACACAGGTGCATCAGGTGCTCAAACAATAACTCATAATCTAGGTGTAGTACCTGAAATGATTTGGCTTAAAAAACGATCTGAAGTATCAGCGACTAATGGAGGATGGGTTGTTTATCATGGGACAACTAGTAATCTAATATTAAATGAAAATTTTAGTTCTGGTTTTGCTGTGAACAATTCAGTTAATCATAGCACCATAAGTGCTACAACTTTTGAAGTAGCAAATGGAAATGCTGATGTTAATGATGTTGGTGAAGATCATGTAGCTTACCTCTTTGCATCAGTTGCAGGTGTGTCAAAGATAGGCTCAGTAGCACATTCAGGAAGTTCTACTGATGTAGATTGTGGATTTTCTAATGGGTCTAAGTTTGTTTTACTAAAACGTACAGATGATACAAGTAATTGGAGACTGTTTGATAGCGATAGAGGAATAGTCTCAGGCAATGACCCTCATACATTTGTAAATTTAAGTAGTGCTCAAAATACGTCTACTGATTTAATAGACCCTCTTTCATCAGGTTTTCAGATTACAGATGATTTAGATGATGGTACTTATCTCTTTTATGCTATTGCAGCATAATATCAAACTCATATGAAAGGATCAATCAATGGGTGAATATAGACATAGAGAATCTGGAGTTGTAAAAACTCAAGGAGAGTGGAGAAAAGAGTATTCTAATACTTCTTTCCCTGCTGTTTGGACTCAAGATACGTTAGACTTTATGAAGTTAGATGCAGTGTTGCCTAGCCCTCCTGCTACAACAACAGCGTATCAAACAAGTGTGCGTGATGGCGTTGAGCAAGATAGTAAAGGTAACTGGGTAGAAAAGTATGTAGCCAAGGATATGTTTGCTGATACAACTGTAGATGGAAAAACAGTTACAAAAGCAGAACATGAAAAAGTATATCAAGAAGCACTTGATGAGGTTACTGGTGAACGTAATAGGTCTACACGAAATAGTAAACTTGCAGAAACAGACTTCTACGGTTTGTCAGATGTAACAATGCCAAATAATATAAAAACATATAGACAAGCTCTACGTGATTTACCAACACATAAAAACTGGCCTAATCTAGAAAATACAGACTGGCCTACAAAGCCATAAAAATCTTGACATTTTAATAAAAATGAGTTAAACTATGGGCGATATAAACCTCACAATAGAACAAATAGAAGATATGCTAGATAAAGCAGCTAGACGTGGAGCTAAAGAAGCACTACGTTCTATTGGATTACTTGATGATGACGCCCAAAAAGATATCATAGAAATGAGAAGTTTACTAGAGGCATGGCGTGATACTCGTAAATCTTTCTGGTCAACTGTAGTTAAATTAACCACTGTCGCATTGCTAACATTTATTGCAGGTGCAGTGTGGATGACAATGGGTAAATAAGGAAATAAAGTATGGTGCAAGCAACAGATGAGCAACTTTTAGAGGCTGCTAGAAGTGGAGACTACTCTGCTATAATGAACACTCCTGATCGTTATGGTCAAATACCTGCTGAACATACTGAAGCAAATCGAAAGTTAAAGGAGCTTCAGTATGCAGGTTCTCAATTACTTAAAAAAGAAAATGCTATGCAGGGTGTTAAAACTGGTGATTACAGTGGTGCTACTCGTGATGCTCAGATGTTGTATGCTCCTCCTGGGGGAAAGGTAGACTATGACAGAACTCTTGGGTCAGGCTCTGCGGATACAACTAGAGATGCACAAGGAGATCTTCCAGGCACATCATCTAGAAAAGGTTACGCTGTTCTAGATCAAGCGAAAGATGCTGATGGTAATCAGTACTTAGCTGTGTCAGGTAAAAACTCTAGCTTTATTGTAAAGATAGATGCTGATGGTAACCATGAAAGAGTAGAAACTACAAGCAGAAAAAAAGGTAAAAGATATAAAAACGAAAGTGTAGTCACTAGAGCTTTTGACAGATTTAAAGAAGGTTTGTCTGTTCCTAGTGATGATGATGATACTGTAGATTCAGATCCTATTGATGATGATAATATTTTAGATGATTCTTCAGATGATCCTGTAAGTGGGTCTGTAGAGGATACAATCGAAAACATTGATACAACATCATCTCCTATAGACGATAGTGTAGCAGGAGAAAATTTTACTTCTACAGTACCTTCTACAGAAATAGTAGATATAGGAGCAGATGAAGTAGCTCCAATAGACCCTAATGTTTCTCAAACAGTAGTTCAAGATGTTGCACCAGTTACATATCAAGATCCAGTAACTCAAGTTAATAATAATTTTGGTACTGGAAGCACCGCTAGTTCTACTGCAGATATGACTACTTCAATTACATCTCCTACAACAGATTATGTTGCAGGTAGTGTAGCTCCTCAAGCTGCTGTTAGCGGTACTTTTAGCCAACCAACTTCAACTGCTGGTTTGTCTGCAGTACCAAATCAAATAACTTACAAAACACAGTATGCAGGGACTCAAGGGGCAGTGCCAGAAAATTTAATAACTAATGCTCCTGGTACAGGTCAAAGTATTACCACAGGCTACCAACAAATTCCTTATGAAAATAAATTTACTGGTCAAAAAATGACGGTAACAGAATTTAATGGTCAACCTATTACATATGTGCCACCAGGTTTTACAAAAGTAGTTCAGTCTACGACAGGTATGGCAGAGGGCGGTGATATGAATAGAGATACTGTTTTAGCTAAAAAGTTTTTAGGTTTTAAAGGATCACCTAGTGAATTAGAAGGATTTCTAGCATCTAATCCAGGTGCTGCAGCTCGTATGGGTAAATACAGATCTGCTATGACTAATAGAAATTTAAATGTAGTTCCTAATCAAGCTAATATAGCAGGACAACCTCATAGACTCGCTTATGTAAATCCACAAGAAGAAAAACTTCTTAAAGCTGCAGGAGGATCTGGACAACCTTCTTTTGGTGGTATACCAACTTATTTTTCTCTGTCACCTGACCCTAATAATCCACCAGAAGTAGGGTCTGTTACAACTGATCCAACTACAGGATATAAGTACACTTGGAATGGAACTTCTTATGATATTACAGATGCAGAAGGTAATACCGCAGGAACAACTGGAGGATTTGGTAACACAGGAGATCAAGGTTCAACAGGTCAACCTGCAGGTATAAATCAAGACCAATTTCAAGCTATGGGACAAAATCTCGTAGGTCAAACTATGCAACCAATACAAGCTGGGGTTGCTGGTATTATACCAACTTCAGGTGATTTTATACCTGTAGATGCAGGTCAAACTGTTCCTCAAGCTCCTTTTGCTGAGGCCGCTACTGCAGACACGGTTTCCGTTGCAGGTCAGCCTATTATACCCACAGTATCTACAGCAGATACAACTGCTACAACAGAGGATGTAAAAAAAGAGACAGATGCTTTAACAGCTCAAACATTAAGTGATTTGACAGATACGGTTGAAGGTCAAACTGACTATACAACTAATTTATCAGATTTAACTTCTGCATCTGGTGAATATAAATCTGTTCAAGAAGTTGCAGGAGAAGATGGAGTTCCAGTGAGAACTTTAGATACAACTACAGGGGGAGTTGGTGAACTAGTTGACGGATCAACTGTAGATCAACAAAGAGTTGGAGAAGCTTTTGGTACTGGTGAAGTACAAGCTGCTTCTGTACAAGATGAGTTAGCAGGTCTTATGCAGCAGTTTGAAGGTGGTAATACACCTGCTTGGGCTGCAGGGTCTATGAGAAGGGCCACTGCAATAATGGCACAAAGAGGTCTTGGCGCTTCATCTATGGCAGGTCAGGCTATTATACAAGCTGCTATGGAAGCTGCCCTACCTATTGCACAAATAGATGCAGGTAACAAGCAGCAAATGGCTTTGTTCAAAGCAGAGCAAAGAGCTAAATTTTTAAATATAGAGTTTGATCAGTCATTTCAAGCTAAAGTTATAAATGCAGCTAAAATATCTGAAATAGCTAATATGAATTTTAATGCAGAGCAACAAATTGTATTAGAAAACTCAAAAGCTGCAAATACAATGGAACTTGCTAATCTTAATAATAAGCAAGCATTGCTTATGTCTGAAGCAGCCGCTTTAGCTAATCTAGAGATGGCTAGCTTAAATAATTTACAACAGGCTGAAGTTCAAAATGCTCAAAACTTTTTACAGATGGACATGGCTAATTTAAGTAATGAGCAACAAACTGAAATATTTAAAACTCAACAAAATATTTCTGCTATATTTAATGATGCAGCCGCTGAAAATGCAGCATCTCAATTTAATGCTACAAGTGAAAATCAGACAAATCAATTTTTTGCTAATCTGTCGTCTATAGTATCACAGTTTAATGCGTCTCAAGCTAATGCTATGGATCAATTTAATATAAATAATATTAACTCTCTTAGAAAATTTAATTCTGAAATGCAACAGCAAAGAGATTTATTTAATGCACAAAATGGGTTAGTTATAGCTCAAGCTAATGCTAAATGGAGACAGAATATTGCAACTTTAAATACTGCTGCTCAAAACGAAAGTAATATGGATTTTGCTAAAACTATAAATGCTTTATCAGCTAAGAATCTAGATGAGATATGGCAAAGAGAACGTGATATTATGAGTAATGCTTTTATTTCTTCTGAATCTGCTATGGATAGAGCACTTCAAATTATTCTTGGAGATAAATCTCTAGAATCTATAAGATTGCAATTAGAAACTAAAAAAGATATAGCTGATACAGAACTTTTTAGTAGGTTTTTATTTGGCACTGGAGATGATAGCTTTAGTTTATTTGGGCAATAGTAGCCAAGTCATAAAATATTAATTAAGGGTATATAGGTATGAGTTTTAATTATAGAAAAGCATATATAGATTTAGACGAAGCTATTAAAGCAGGTGGTTTAACTGCAGTAAAAGCTTCTAAAAGTATACGAGAGTCAAGGCAAGGATTAATGAGTTCTAGTACAGATAAAATAGAAGAGATGATAGAAGATGATTATTCTGATGATATTCGTATATTAAAAAAGTTTAATGATGTTAAAGAGTCTAATAAAAGGTTAATAGAAAGAATTAAAACTGAAATAGAAGTAGAGGACGAAGGGGATAAAGATGAAGATAACTGATAGACCAATACCAGGTCAATCTTTAACGGCTGAACCAAGAAGTCAGCCCTTTGAAAGACCCCCTGAAATAGTTGATCCGATAGAAGCCATAGATGCACATATAGATAATCTTTCTAATAAAGATGCAGTAGAAGATTTAATTTATTTTGCTGAGTTTGGTGTAGATCTAGTTACCTTAGTTCAAGGTATACTTAGAAGTGCAGTTATGGAAGGTATACACAGTATTGATTTAAGTTTAATAATTGCACCTGTTTTACATGAACATATCAAAGGTATACTAGATGCTTCTGGAGTAGAGTACGAAGAAGGTTTTGAAGATAAAGAAGGTAAGAAAGCTCTAAACTATAAACGTGATGTAGAACGTGCAAAGAGGATGTTGGGTCAATTAGATCCTGAACCAGAGGTTGTAGAAGAAAAAGAAGAACCTATGGAAATAAAAGAAGAGCCAGAAGTTAAGACTGGCCTAATGGCGAGGATGTAATCATGGGTTGGAACTCTCAAGGAGCACTTAACTATTTTAAAGATCAAGATCTTAGAAAAGAGAAAGAAGAAGAAAGAGCATTAGAAAGAGAAAACGCATTGTTTGCTCTGACTCTTGAAAGCATGAAAGCTAGAAATAAATATCGTACTGGTGAAAAATATACTTCGGCTATAAGTGCAAATAAAACTTTACGTAGTAATCTTATGAATGCTGATTTAACTCCAGAAGATTTAGCTTTCTATGAGCCTATATTAGAAGACCCTTTTGCTTCAAAGTTTGTAGAAGATTTTATAGCAGAACGTGCAGATCAAGGTTTAAATATAACATACTCTATGATACCTAGTATGTTAAATGTTGTATCGTCTGATGCACCTGAAACTGAAAAGATAGATTTTATAGAAAGAATTACAGGAGCAGATCTCACAGGAAAAGAAGGTAAAGAACTTTATAGAAAGTTGGCAACAGAAATAGTCTCTGCTCCAACTGAGATTCAATCAACACTTCTTATTAGCCCAAAGCCAGGTATGAATATAAACGTAAAGAACAGAGATGCCTACAATAAAGAGATGGTTAAGAAAGTTGAAGCTCAAGTAATGCCTATGGCTAGGACTATACGAGACAATTCATTAACAGAGAGGGGTAGATCAGACCCTGAAGTACAAAGATTAACAAGACTTATAAAACAAGTTGAAGAAGGTGGATCTGGAGCAGAAGCTGCATTAAGACTGTTATTAGAAACTGTTCAATATGATAAAAATTCTTTTGATGAACTTGTAAGACTATACCCAATGGATTTTATAAGTTGGGAAACAAATCCATTTTTATCAGGTATACCTGAATTATTTCCAGATTTAGATTAAAAGAGTAGTAAATGGCTCAAGTTACAATACAAGATCTGAGAGATAATTATCCTCAGTATATAGATCTAACAGACGATCAGTTAGCAGAAAAATATTCTGCAAAGACTGGTATACAGGTTATGTTTCCTGACTCTGAGATAACTACAGCTCAGGGTCTATTACCTGAAGCTGGAACATACTCTCAAGACGATATGGTAGATGACTCTATCTATCCAATTATTGAAAATTATATGTTAGACAGATATGGGACTCAGTCTGTAAAAGATAGATCAAGAGAAGATGTTGTAGATATGTATCTCAACAATCGTAGAGGTGTGTCTGTAGGAAACACTGTTCGTGGTCTATCAGAAATGGACTATATAAATAACATACAGGAAGACAAAGATAAGGTAGCCAGAGCTGCTGCTGCTTATCAACTATATGAAAATATGGCAGGTTTGTATAGTAAAGAAACTGATCTGGGTGAAAGAGTAGAAGGCACTGTTGATTTTATAAGAAGTGCTTTACTTGACCCAGCAAACTTACTAGCTGGATTTTTAGGTAGAGCTGCAGCAGGTGGCTCTATTCGTGTTGGTACAGAGGTAGCTAAAAGAACTGCTTTAAACGAGATGAAAAAGCAGCCTACTAAACAATTAGAAAAGAAAGTTGGTCAAAAATTATTTGCTGATGGTTTAGAGACTGCACGTAAGGTAGCTAAGCAAAAAATAAACGACTATGCTCAAAAAACTTTAGGTAAAACTGCCAAGCAACGTTTACTGACTAGAGCAGCTATTAAAGAGGTAGTCACTGTTGCAACTGTAGATGCTGCAATAGGTGCTGGTATGGAATACCTGTATCAAGATGGTCTTGTTGATGTTGATGCACAAGAAGATATAAACTACTATGCAGTTGGTATATCTGCTCTTGGTGGTATAGTTCTTGGTGCATTACAAGTAGGGTTTATTGCAAAACGTGGTAAATCAGATACTGCAGTACAAACAGCAGAAATACCTGAACCAGAAACTGAAGGTTTTCTTTCTGAGGCATCACAAGCTATAGGTAAATATCTTGAGCAAGACGTTGTGCCTATTTCTAGAGATTGGAAAACAAAGATAAAAGGTGGTGCAGTATTATCTAAAGATAGTTTAGATTTTAGCACAGATTTTTTTAAGACATTATTGTTAGGTCATACAAAAGATGATAAAGTTGTTTTTAAAGGTATGACACAGATTGCCTACGAGAGAGGTTTTGTTTGGGCAAGACGTTTTGAAGGTGATCGGTTTACCAACTGGATGGCTGATATAATTTCAAGTGTAAGTGATAAAGAAGCTAGAGGTTATTTAAAAGCTATAGAAAAAGCAACTGGAAATAAAATTATTGTAAAGGACGATGCAGGTAAAGTTATACCTCGTAATAAAGTTACTGGTAAAGACATAGGAGATATACTTGCATACAAAATGTCAGAGGCAGGTGCAACACTTGGAGCAGCAGGACAGTCAGCAAAACAACTGGGACTATCAATAAGTGATCTAGAGTTAAAAGATTTATATGAATCTGCTATAGATGCAGGTTTTGTAAAAACTAAGAAGAAATCTAAAGAGCCAAGCATAGTAGCAGAATCCTTTGCAAAAAATCAAAATAGACTAATTAGACTTTTAGTTTCTCACCCATCTACCAGTGCTCTAAATGTTATTGGTTGGGGTGCTAATACATCTCTACAAAGTATGTCTGATATAACTTTATCTTTGTTATTAGCAGGTAGGGGAACTATACAAAAACTTTTAGGTGATGTAGAAAAAGGTGCTAAGACACAAAAGTTAGCTGCAAATTTAATCAAGTCAAATGCACAAAGAGTTTCTTTTTTGTTTGACCCTGACATGACCTACACAGCTTTTGAGTCTGCCTTACAAAGAAACTCTGCTGCTTTAGAGAGATTAAACAGTGTTCTTCCTGGAGGTATAGAGGGAACTAATAGATTATTAACAGATGGTAAATTTAGTCCCGATCAAAAACTTTGGGGTATGAAGACTGATGCAAAGATTGATTTTATACAAAAGTTAACTCTCGTGCAAGCTCAAGATCTTTATACTAAGTCACAAGAATTTTTGTTTCAGATGGACAAAAAACTTAGGATGGCTACAGGTAAAGGTTGGAATGAGTTTTATAGATCACCCGATGCTGCTCAGTATATGGCTACTAAAGAGTATCGTAACATTGAAGCCAGTGCAGTTGATGATACATTAGAAGCTATATTTTCTAAGTCTTATAAAGGAAGAGACACAATAGGAACTCTAGCAGGATATTTAGAAGATGCTAGGAATATACCTGGATTAGGTATGGCAGTACCCTTTGGTAGATTTTTTAACAACACTATAGCTTTTATGGGAAAGAATACTCCTGGCCTAAATATGGTGCTGAGGGGAGCTGGATACTATGATAGTATGGCAAAGGGAGAAGCATTCTCTAGAAGTCTAGTTACCGCAGGTATTTTATATACATTATCTGATCAAGAGATAGAAAATGTTAAGCAAGGACTTCCTGTTTATACTGCTGTAGATCCAATATCAGGACAACTGGTAGATCAGAAGTATGACTTTCCAGTATCAGCATACAGGATGGGTGCTAGGATTGTTGCGTTAAGTCGTATGGGAGAAAGCCAACAAGCAATGTCTATGTTTGGTCAGTTTAGTCAGGACTTTGGTGCCTCTGGTTTGTTAAGAAACTTAGATACAGCTCAAAGAGATACATTAGAGGCTATAAAATTTATGGTTGATCCTGAAAGACGTGACATAGTTAAAGGAGCAGAGATTGCTAGTATAACTCTTGCGAGTCAGTTTATAAATCCAATAATAAGACCTTTAGAACCTTTAAATATTGCTGTTGGAATTGTAGCAGGAGCAGATGCAGCTCCTATAGATAGAAAACAAAACAACAAACTTGTTAATAATGCGTTTAGATATATAGATAATATTATACCTTTGTTTACAGGAGAACGTTTAGCAGAACCTAAGCAGACTGCTGCAGGTGGTAAAGCTGATATACAAACTACAAAAGTGTTAGGTGCAAGAACTATTAGTTTAACTGATACTAAAAGAGTCATGGCTAGAATGGGTTTAAGAGACTTTACATTAGATCTAGATAAGAAAGTAAAAGATCTAGCTCCAGCCGCAGCTAATGCTTATCATGGTATCTTTCATGATGTAATAGAGGCTGAGTCTAGTTTACTGTTAGAGTCCACATGGTTTGAGAGTTTATCTCCAGAGGAAAAGCTTAGGCATTGGAAATCAGAAGTTTTACCTAGAGCAAGAGATCTATCTAAATCTTTTTTAAGACTTCAATCCTCTGGACCTGATGATGTTACAAACCAACAGTTTGAAATAGCTAGTAAGTATAATAAAAAAGATATTACAAAAGGTTTAAAAGAATTAAACCTAGGTGACTTTGATGAATTAGAATACGAAGAATTATTTATATTAGAGAGGTTCTTAGAGACACAGAAAGATTTACAAGATCTTTCGATAGAGATGCAGAGATTCGGAGGTTAAAATAAAGGGGGCTAAACGCCCCCTCTTTTTATGTATCATCTTCTAACATATAATCTGCCCAATCAAAAGATGCCTTTCGTATTTCTTCCATTCGCCATGTATTTCTGCCTGATGAAATAAAACCACCCATAGCTTGACCTGCTAAGTATAATCTAGGTGTTAGTTCTTTTACCTTAGCAGGTTTACGTTTTTGTCGAGCAAATTTTTTAGCTTCTTCTTCGAGACTCTTTGTCAAGTACTTGCTCCTTGTTTTTGAAGTAGGCTTTATTAAAGCCAAACTCCCAGTCCCTATGATCCTTAGTGTTTGGAACGTAAGGATTAGTTAGGTTTCCTACTAGGAAACCTCTGTAGCCTTGGTTAAACGGCTTGGCTACTTTCGTTTTTGTAGTTGTACTAGTGCGCTTAGATACCATTGTGCTTTCTCCAAATCTTGAACACCATTTTTATATCTCCAACGGTGAAGATACTTTGCAATATTACCCCTATAGTAACCTATTAACTCTTCGTCTGTCAAGAAGTCTTCTATGTATTTAATACATTCTATTGTTCCTTGACCGTAGTGTTGAGGTTTACTTACTGGATCATAGTCATCAAGTCCTAACTCTGCTATTGCATCATCGACATTTATCATAAGCTTATTAACTCCGCTTCTTGGTATGGAATGTGAAAGAATGTCTCACCTTTTGGAATTCTCCTACCGACAGCAACCTTGAGTGTGTCATCTGTCATAAGAGTATCTTTTATACGCCACGCTTTGTCCATAAATTTATTTAAGACGTAAAAGTTTAACACTCCGTTTTGATCTTTATATTTTTCTACGAGTCTCCTTTTTCTTCCTGGAATTCTAATCTCAGCCCAATGCTCAGGCCATTCATCTTTCCAAGATGACTTAACTTCTACTTCATTAAAATAAGTAAACCCATCTTTTGTAGAAATTATATCAGCATCTCGGGTTTCTTTGTCCTTAACTATGGTATGTCCTTTTGATATTAGATAATCTGACAGAGTTTTCTTTGATGGCTCATCCACCAGATCATAAATATCTTTTCTAAAAGGTCTAACGTGAACTTGCATATTATGCTCCTATATCTACTATTTCACAAACGTCACCAGTACAAGCAAGAGTTTGGCTGCTTGCAGTAGTATCTTCTTTTTCATACTCTGAAAGCTTTGCCCAGTCAATACTTTTTGGCATTATTTTTGATAATTTTTTATAATCGTCTTTTGTGCAACTTTGGTAT